GGCGCGAGCCAAGGGATGCTGCGAAGATTGTGGCAAGCCCGAGGAGCATGGGCATCTGCATCATGTTGAAGCCTTTAAGCAGGAGGGCAACTACAATGACCTCAGTAATTTAGCCTACCTTTGCAACAGTTGTCATCAGCACCGACATCCCCGGCCGAAGAAGCCTCGGATACGAGTGCCCAAAGTACCGATCCCGTATGAGCAACGTAAACGGGGATTCACTGGCTGCCGTCGTTGGGAACTCGGACTGCTCCCTGGCCAGACCGGGCCGTACACGGATTCGGCAGGCGTCTAATATTGCCTCTTGTTTAATTCGGTGAGGCATGCGATAGTGGGTGTCGTAGCGGAGGTGCTCATGGATCCACTATTCGCAGTGCACCAGCTGAACGATGCCGGAATAGCGAAAGCCACTGCGATCGCTCAGTGTTTTGACGGTCTGCTAATCCAGCTGAGGCAACTCTGCACCGAGAATTCGCGTGAGTTCGCGATCGTCAAGACGAAGCTCGAGGAGGCTGCCTTCTTCGCCAAGAAGTCGATGGCCAACCAGCCTGAGAATACGACGACTTAAGCTATTGTGGGCATAGTACTTATAGGCATATCATGCGAGCGAGGCGCAAGTATACGATCAAGCGCGTCCGCGGGCAAGGCGTACGCTTCGCCTGCGACGCATGCGACTGGCAGGTGACGACGCTCGCGTTCGACGAGGCAGTCGGCAACCTCCGCACCCAAGCTGCGGCTGCCGTCAACCAGCACATTCGCACTGCACATGCGTTCGTGCGCGTACCAGTAAAGATCGAGGATTCACGCATTTAGGAGGAGAACCGGTGATGAGGCAGATCATCCTGGCAGCCGTGCTCGCGCTAGCCGTAGCGGCGCTGGCGGAACTCTGGCCACTCGCGCCTGTGTACGCGGACGGGTCGGATCCGATGCCACTCTGCCGGCCGACGCCCTCGAAGCCGTGCCCTAAGCCTCCAGGCCACAAGGAGATGCACCATGAGCAGTAAACGCAGTCCCGCCGCCCGTGTGCTCGACTACTTCGCAGCCGCCACCCTGCCCGAGGCCGAGCAGCTCTTTGGCCTCATCCGCGACACCATCCGCAAGCGGAGGGCAGCTGAGGATGCGCCCGCCACCAAGGCCCCCGTCCGCAGGCGCCGCAAGGTGAACGCCAAGTCACAGATAGCTGACGCCACCGCTTTCCCTGGCGTAGACGCCAAGGCCTCTTAACGTGACGCGCGACCTCGAAGACGAGTCCCTGCTCGCCCACCTGCACGTAGCGGACGAAGCCCTCTACCAAGCGTGGAAGAAGTCGATCGCTGGCTCGACCACCATGCAGGAGATCAACCGGGCCCAAGGCATCATCCACCGCCTCCTGCGGGAGCTTGAGGCAGCGGCGAAAGTGGAGGCTAGCTGACGTGGCAACGACGGCCACAGGCGCCGCTGTAGTGCCCGAGCCCCGCATCCTGCGCATCCGCATGGGCCTCACGCAGGACGAGCTCGCACGCGCCCTGGGCGTCAGCCGGGATACGATCTCGCGCTGGGAACGTGGACGCACCAAGCCGCATCGCGTGTACTTGTGGCGGATGCAGCGGATGTTGCAGGAGATGCCCCCAACGCCACCATCCGCAGACGAGGAGGAGTAGGCTGTCGCCATGGTCCACAGCACAAAGTACCGCCCCGAACGCCGCTCGAAAGGCCAGGCGAAGCGCAACGCCCTGATGCTGTTCGGCGTCCCCCGCGGCGGCAAGATGGAGCCCAAGGAGCGGCGCCAGGACCTCGCCCTCGTCCTCCGCCTCAGCCAGCAGGACCGCTTCCGGGCCCTCGCGAACATGGCCCTCTCGCCCATCCATGAGACCACTGCCTTCACCACCCTCATGGAGAAGCTGCAGATTAGCTACCACGACCTCTCGCAGGAGTTCAAGGCCCTGCAAACCTCGCTTGGCTTCATCCGCGCCGCCGAGCACCTGCCCGACTTGATGGCACAAACTGCCCTTGACGCAAAGCACCGTATCGAGAAGTGTCGCACCTGCGCCGGCAAGAAGCTGATCGCGGTCTACGACTACGAAGCGATCGACAAAGCTAAGGCCACAGTCGGCGAGGATATCCGCCTAGAGCGTCCCAGCGACCCGAGGCTCGTTCTGCTCAGCGAGGGCAAGGCCACCTGCCCCAAGTGCTCGGGCACCGGCAGCGTGGAGGTGAAAGGCGACTACGACAAGCTCAAGACCATCTTCGAGACCTTCGGCCTCACCGGCAAAGGTGGTGGCCTCGCAGTCAACCTCGACCTGCGCAATGTGCGCCAGCCAGAGACGATGGGCGAACTGAGCCGCGCCGTCGCCCCCATCCTCGAAGGCACACCCTCCACGTCCACCGTTCCCCCAGAAAGCGAGTCCGAGCCATGACCATCCACATCATCGTCTTCCTGCTCATCGCCATCGCCTGGAAAGTCGCGGACATCGACGACAAGCTCCCCACCAAGCGCAGGCACGACGAGTACTAGCCCATGTCCCTCTTCACTCTCTTCGCTGACCTACGTGGCCTGACCCGCGAAGCCAAGCGCATCGCCGACGCCCTCGAACGTGCGTATCCGCCGCTTGCGCCACTTTCTGCCTACAAGGCCGCAGGCGCGGACGACATCTCCTACGCGACCGACGAGGGCACCGCGAAGCAGGAGCTGATCGACGAACTGCATCGCATGGAGACCGAAGGCGAGGAAGAGGAAGCGTCTGAGGCGGAGCGTTAATGTACGCCTCGAAGGTCATCGAAGCCGCCATCGCCCGCTACGAAGCTAAAGCCGGCCACAAGCTCATCCGCATCTCAAACGACGCACGCGATGGCTGGGTCGAACACCTCGACAAAAGGGTGGCAGCAGCAGGCGGCGACGCCTCCCAACTCGATCTCACGCAGGAGGAACGCCTCTTCATCCGCAACGAGCGAGTCATGTGCATGACCTCGTTCTCCTACTGGTCTCACTACGCCATGATCCAGCGTGACGGCGGCGGCGTCTGTAACTTCGACCATCCATGGGAGTCCACGCGCATCCTCCTCCGCTTCATCGCCTCCATCGAGCAAGAGCAGCACGACGCGATCGCGCGCGGCGAGATGACCCCCTACTCCATCGCCGGCCAACCCAAGCCCGCTGTCCCCGGCATCTTAGTGGCGCTGAACAAATCGCGTCAGCTCGCAGCCACAACCAGCGGCCGCCTCATCACCATGCACCGCCTCACTACCCAGCGTGACCGGCGTGCGCTTGCGGCGTCGGTCGACGACGATAAGATCCAGGAAATGTACGACCGCGACAAGCTCGTCTACTCCCACCTCCCCTGGTTCCTCAAGCCTCCCATCCAGTACGACGAGAAAGCAGGCCACCTACATCTAGCGGATGTAAACAGTCGCGTCCTCTACCAAGTGTCGAGCCAGAAATCTGGTATCGGTGTCGGCCGCCAGATCGACATCCACCACCTGACGGAGCTGAGCACCTGGCTCAACCCAGGCGCAGTCGAACTCGACTTCTTCCCCACCATCCCCCGCTCCATCAGCACGTTCGGCCTCGAAGAGTCCACGCCCTACGGCCGCGGCAATTGGTGGCACGAGTGGACCGAGAAAGTCCGCAAAGGCCACAGTCAACGCTGGCGCTACCTCTTTATCCCGTGGTACGCAGAGCTCTCGAAGTACCGCTCTGCACCGCCAGAAGAGTGGCGTCCCAGCGAAGCTGCGCTGCTTCATGCGCAGAAGGTCTACGACACCAGCGCCCAATACGTAGGCCGTACCCTCATGCTCCCGCGCGAGAACCTCTACTGGTGGGAGACGACGCGCGAAGAGTACCGCAAGGGCGATCGCCTCAACTACTTCCTCACCTCCTACGCCGCTACGCCAGAGGAGTCGTTCCAGCACTCGCAAGCGTCCGCGTTCCCAGCCGACTTCCTGGCTGAAATGCGCGACCGCACGCGTCCCGGTGCGACCTATGAGATCGAGGCCGTACGCGCATGACCACAGCGCTCGACATCCGCGTCGGCAAGTATTTACTAAGTGCTACGCCACAGGACGACGATGACAGCAGAGGCCTCATCCACGTATGGCAGCCGCCAGTAGCCACAGCTAACTATGTGGTTTCGGCTGACCCAAGTTATGGGATTACAGGTTGGCATCGACTGGCGCGCAGCGAGGACGACGTCCGCACTGACAACGGCGCCGTCGAGGTGATTCGCTGCGGCACCCAAGGTCGCCCCGACGTGCAAGTGGCCGAATACGCTGCCCCCATCGACGCCGAGGACCTCGCCACGGTCGTCAACTTCCTCGGCCGCATGTACGGTGGCGCGAACGAAGACGGTCAGGCCCTCGTGATTGTGGAAGTGCAACCCGGCCCCGGCCTCCTGACCCAGCGCGAACTCATCAACCGCTTCGGCTACTCGAACCTCTTCGTCTGGCAGCACCTCGACCAGCGCACCACCACCCTCACCCGCAGCTACGGGTGGTACAGCAGCAGGCAGTCGAGGCAGATGTTGTGGATCCGCGGCACCCGCCACATCAACCAGCGCAAGATCACCCTCAACTCCCCCTGGCTGATCGAGGAGATGACCGACCTCGTGCTCGACAACTGGCTGAACTTCACCGCCCGTGCCCAGTGGGGCAGCCACGACGACCGCTGCGTCGCGCTCATGATGGGCATCTGGGCCGCCAACCAGTGGTCCTTCGACAACGCTCCCGAAGAGTCCGCACCCGCTGTCGTAGCCAACGTCCCCGACGCGCAACACTCGGACATGTCGGCGGATGAGATGTTTGAAGACTGGAGCGAGCGTTTTAGTGCCATCACAGGCGAGTGAAGTGTTGACAGGCCGTCCCCAAGCGCCATACTCTCTCCCCAAGTGTAGTTCATGAAGGAAGAAGTGGACGTGGCCGCGGGGGCACGGCAGCATAGGCTGGCGCCCGTGCTCTCGCCACCACGAGCAGGAAGGCAGCCCAACCATGGCCAAGATCACCACCGCCGCCCAGATCAAGCAGCGCCTTACGCTCGCCATGCCCGCCGAACTCTTCGACGTCTACTCCGAGCGTGCCGCCAAGTTCCACCGCTCCCCTGAGGACGAGATGCTCCAGCGCCTCACTACCTGCGCCAGTCACGTGAGCCAGCAGCCCATCTACATCGACGATGACAGCCGCCGTCTCCTCGAAGCGATCGCAGGCCGCCAGCTCCGCACCGCCAAGGACCTCATCGCATGGGCCAACAACCTCTCCACTCTAAGCGTGGCAGGCACAACCGTTCCGCTAAGTGAGCAGCTCCTGCGCCGCCTCGACGGTCGCCGCTTCGGCAAGCCCCTGCCCGAGTTCGTGCAGCAAGCCGTCATCGACCAGCTCGAACAGTTCACCGGGATGAGGTAAATCACATGATCAAGCGTACCGTCGTAATGCCCGTCTTCGACATCCACCACAGCGAGCTGACCCAGCCCGAAGCTCCCAGCGACCAATTCTCCCGCATCCAGCGGGACATGGACGCCGAAGGCTGGATGGGCCGCGGCTCGATCATGGAGCTCCCCGAGGACGGCCAGCACGGTGGACCCTACGGCGCCGGTGGCAACGCCGACAACTCAGGCGACCCCATCGACTTCCTGCACGCCAAAGCCAAGGAGTCCTTCCGCATCGCCGGCCCCAAGGACGTCACCGGCAAAGGCAGCTCCCCGGGAGCGAAGCGCTAACCATGGCCCGCATCGTAGACCTCTACTGCCGCTGTGGCCGCCGCGAGAATGACGTGATGGCCGGTGTCGATGAGACCTTCGAGTGCGTCGACTGCCACGAGCCCATGGAGCAGGACTGGCTCCCGCGTACGCGTCGCTCCGCACAATGGGATGACAGCACAGCGGTCATGGTGCTGGTGAACAACGATCCCAACTGCCCAGCCGATGTGCGCGTCCGCTACCCCGGCCAGCACAACTGTCGCGTCCCGGCAGGCTACGAGCGTGTGTACCTACGCTCCTTGGCCGACGTAAATCGCTTTGAGAAGGAGCACCACGTAGCCAATCACGTGATGCACTTCGATCAGAACGGCCGCTCCATAGATGATCAATGGCGTGGTCGCGATATGACCTAGCCCGTGGCCGCGATCGCCACCCTCAATCCGCTCAAGCCCTCCGCCGTACCCAGCGCGGGCGAGACCTATGAGGTCCACCTTCGCGGTTGGCTAACAGAGGCGCTTCAGGAAGGTCAGGCATTCCTCAGCAATTGCTACGGCTACGGCAAGACCGACGAGATCATCCGCGCCATCATGGGCGAGACCTACGAGGACAAGCTACGTCCGCGCGAGATTTCGAACCTCACCCTCAACCAGACTGGCAAGATCGGCCTTGACCTCGCGTCGTCGCTGACGGATATCAAGCCCTTCTGGGCCTATAAGACCAATAACGTCCGCTTCGAGCGCACCGCCGAGATGGCCCAGAAGCTCGCCTCCGCCTGGTACCCTCGCCGCCTCATCGACCTCAAATTCTGCGACGTGATCAAGTTCTCCCTCGCAGCCGGCACAGGCTACGCTCACAACGTCTACAACGAGGACATGCAAGACCTCGACCTCCAGGCCGAAGACCCCCGCGACGTCATCCCCATCCGCCCCAGCGACAACTATTCGATCCAGAACGCCTTCGGTGTGGCCATCCGCCGCGAGCGCACGGTCAACTACCTCAAGCACCTCTACCCAGAGAAGGCGGGGCGCATCAAAGCCGACCGCTCCGGCAGCTACGCGGGCCTCTCGCAGCAGACCACCGCCCAGCGCCTCGTCGAGTCCCTCGGCCTCTCGTCGGGCTTCATGCAGAACCTCTGGGCCGCGGTCGGTGGCCGTCCTCACCAGCAGCTCTCCTCGATCCCCACCGCCGACCTCTTCACCATCTACGTCAAGGACGACTCCCTTAACCAGACCGGCAGCGCTCTCCTCATGGGCGAGCCCCACCGCAACTGGAGCTACATCGTCCAACCCGGCGAGCCCCTCTACCCGCGCAAGCGCGCCATCACCATGACCTCCTCATGCATCCTGCGCGACGGCCCATCCATCTACTGGCACGGCCTCTTCCCCCTGGCGAAGCTCACCCTCGACCCCTGGCCCTACTCCCGCGCATGGCTCGGCAAGTCCCCCCTCCGCGACCTCCTGACCATCCAACGCGAGATCGACCAGACCGCCCGCGGCATCGCCGACAAGTTCCAAAAGTGCTGGCGCCCAGACCTCGTAGCCGACAAGACCGTCCTCTCGAAAGCCGGTGCCGACCGCATTGACACGCGCCGCGCCGGCCTGCGCATCAACGTCAAGCCCTCGGCCGGAGGCAAAGGCTTCGAACTCGTCGAGCCCAACATGCAGGGTGCTACGCTCGGCATGGAATGGCTGAAGCTCCTCGTGGAAGCTGCCAAGGAACTCAGCGGCACACAAGAGCTCACCTCCCTCGTCCAGCTCGGCCAGATCCCCTCCTCGGAAACGATCGAGCGCATGATCGAGTCTTGGTCCCCCGCCATCCGCCTCCGCTCCCGCGTGATGGAAGCCTTCATGCGTGAGATGGCCATGATGGTGCTCTCGAACTTCTTCCAGTTCTACACCATCGCCCAGCGCGTCGCCTCCCTCGGCCCCGCAGGCCTAGACTTCGCAGACGCCGACCACGACCCCGGCACCCTCATCCCTGACTTCCTCGACCGAGGCTGGCTCGACTTGAGCGGCTCACCTCTGCCGCGTCCCGTGCGCGCCAAGGCCTTCCTCGACGAGTTCACCTACGAGATGGCCCCTGGTAGCCTGCTCGCGGCCAGTGAGGTGACCGACAAGCTCATGTACCTGCAGCTCAGCCGCATGGGCTTCGTCGACCCGTTGACGTTGCTGGAAAAGTTGGGCATCAACAACATCGCCCCAGCTAGCATGAAGGACCAGGCCGGCACGACCATCATGGAGCGCCTGCAGTGGGCTCAGAGCGTCGGCTTGAGCATGGCAGTCGGCCCTGCAGGCGCATCCGCCGCAGGCCGCAAGGCCACAGCCCAACAAATGCCCCGCATGACCGTGAAAGAAAGTTGACCGCTTAGGAGGCTTTCGCAATGGCAGGAACCGCAGGCAAGCACGCCCCCTTCATGGGCTCCGTCACCGCCACCAACACCGCCCAGTCCCTCTTCAGCCTCCTCCAAGGCGTCTGGTCCGACATCACCGACCACATGTGCTTCATCCAGATCCAGCTCGACGTCTCCGCAGGCGGCACGACCCTCTACATTGGCAACTCGAACGTCGCCTCGAACATGTGCGGCGCTGCCCTCGTCGCCAGCCAGATCGCCCAGCAGCTCGGCTTCGACTCTAACATCCTCATCCCCAAAGACATCTACCTGCTCACCTCGACCGCCAGCGCCCAGGTGAACATCATCGCATTGGGGAGGTGACGTTATGCGACGCCTACTTACCCTACTTACGTTACTTACTCTAAGTGGCCTAGCTGCACACGCTCAGATGGGCAACACAGTCACCGTACCTTTCGCTGGCGCACCCTCCGGCTCCTGCTCGGTGATCATGTACGCCATCAACACCTCTAATGGCGACTTCTACGACTGCCCATCAGGCTCATGGGTTAAGGTAGGCAGCTCAGGCGGTGCAGGCGTCTCCAGCGTCGGCCTGACCGTCAACAGCACCAGCCCATCCGGTATCTACACGGTCACCGGCAGCCCCGTCACTACCACCGGCACCCTCAACATCAATCTAGCAGGCACCTCAGGCGGCGTCCCCTACTTCTCCAGTGGTACCGTCCTCTCCTCCTCAGGTGCCCTCACAGTGAACGTCCCAGTACTCGGAGGAGGCGCAGGCGCCACGCCCACCCCCAGCGCAATCGAGACCCACAGTGCCACCGCTGTCACCAACACAGGCACTGGCGGCTACACCCTCAATGGTACCGGCAACCAGATCACCTCTACCCAAGGCACCATCACGACCTCTGCCCCCTTCACCACACATACCGTCACGTGGAACGCAGCTGGCGTCGCCTTCACGAACTGGCTCTCCAACCTTACCTGTACAGCTGCCGCTACAGGCTCGATTGCGGCAGGCTTCGGTACTGCTGGTACGCAATGGCAATTCAAGTATGGTGCCGCTAATTGCGCCAGCCCCCAATTACTAAGTCCAGACGGTACTGTGGCACTTCCAGCCTATGCCTTCGGCGCAGCAACCGGCACAGGCTTCAGCCGCAATGGCGCCAACATCGTAGTTAGCATAGCGGGGGGAGCCCAGATATCACTGACGAGCTCTAGTGGAGTATCCCTAAACTCAGGAGATTGGTATGTCTGGTCTTCTACAAGTGATCCGACTGCCGCCCACGACACATCGCTAGCGCGATCGGCGGCTAAGTCCGTACAGATCGGCGTCAACGGCGACTCGACCGGCAATATCAAAGTAGCTGCTTATAAAACAGATACTAACTGTGCAGCAGTCGGCACGGCAGCCAATCCTTCTGTGGCCTCCTGCACAGGAGCTACGGCTGGCTCCTTCTCCTGTGCCACGAACGCTTCTACGGGTACCTGTACAGTGAACACGACCGCGGTGACAGTCAATAGTGAGATATTCATCGAGGGCCGTAACGATACGACTACAGGTACGCGCCTTGGCGTAACCTGTAATACAGGCATCACCACGGCTCTTCCAGAGATATCAGCAGTCGTCGCGGCCACCAGCTTCACCATTAACTTAGGCACGTTCACTTCGAATCCTGAATGCTTCTCTTACTTCATCGTGAACTGATGAGGCTACTCCTACTCATCCCGCTGCTCTGCACCATCGCAACAGGCCAGACCTATCAGACATGGCTGAACGCCAAGGGTGACGTATACGGATGGGTATCGACTAACTCGTGGAAGCCACCTACAGGCCTAGTCATCCTCATTCTCTCCGGCACCTGCCCCACAGGATTCACCGAAGCCAGCGCTCTCAACGGCAAGATGCTCCGCGGCACGATCGCCGCGAACGGTGACGTGGGCACTACAGGCGGCAACGCGACCATCACACCTACAGGCACAGTGAGCACTCCAACGCTTACCATGAATGCCTACACGCCAGCTGGCACAGTCGCAGCCCCCGTGTTCACAGGCTCTGCAGGCATAGTTCCAGCACAGACCTTCACCGGCTCAGCCGGTACAGTCCCGGCTCAGACTTTCACCGGAACCACAAGCCAAGTCACCTCTGCCACCAGCGCAGGTACGCCCGCAGGCACGAACGGTGCCACCGCTACCTCCGGCAACTGTGCCGCTACTAACATCGCCGCAGGCACGGGCTCCACCACTGCCTGTAAGGCGACTGCCCCGAACCTGGCCGTCCCGGCAGAGACCTTCACCGGTAGTGCTCTCGCAACCCATACGCATACGCTTACTCCAGCTGGCACGAACTCCACAGCAGCCTTCACGCCCGCAGGCACAAACAGCACTGCCGCCTTCACTCCAGCCGGCACAAACTCCGCCCCCGCCTTCACCGGCACGCAAGCTACGTTGACCGGATCCGTCAGTCAGCCAACCTTCACAGGCAACGCAATCGACCCCAGCCCAGCATGGCTCAAGGTGATCTTCTGCTCCGCGAACTGAGGTAACATATGCAAATGCTTGACACGACCACTCATGACGTGCGTAAATCGGCGCAAGCGGAGGACTAGCCAATGGCCAAGAAGTGGATGCAGGCTGCCACCAAGAAGATGGAGGAGCACGGCACCAAGGGCAGCCTCACGCGCATCGCCAAGCGTCACGGCGAGAGCCCAATGGAATTCGCTCGTGAGCACTACCATTCCAAGGGTAAGGTCGGCGCGAAGGCACGTTTCGCCGTCAACGCCCAGAAGAGGTCGAAGTGAGCAACGGGGACGACGATATGGCCTCCTCAAAGAGCAGCACGCTCAGCGCCATCGGCAAAGAAATGCGCGACAATCCACCTGCGGTGCTTAACGCCACTCGTCGTAAATTTGGCGTCGCCCGGGCAGAGAAGCAACGCGTCGCCATCCTCTTGAGCAAAGGCCGTCAGGCCGGCGTCAAGATCCCTAAGCCCTCCTCGGGGGGCGGTAAGTCAATGTCCAACGGAGGAGGTTACTAGCATGGCACACTACAAGGCACATGCGCATGAAGGCCATCACATGGCCCACAGCAAGCGAGCCGACCACCACGCCTCGCACCACGGCCACGAGCACTTCGGCAAGTCAGGCGGTGGCCACGGCGGCCTGCACACGAAGCTCGTCTCCAGCCCCATGAGCCCAGGCATGACGCCCAAAGGTGGTGGCAAATCGATGCACGGCAAGTCTCACGGCCACAACAAGTAACACACGAGGCGCATCATGTCGGCAGCTCCGGTCTCGCTCAACGGTGGTCCCCCGCTTCCACCCAACCTCCAGCCTCAGCCACAGCCCACCGTGGCCGGTCTGGCAGGCCAGGGACCATCGCAGAATCCGGAGCAGCCTGGCGGTAGCGCCTCCCTACAACAGGCCGTCATTCAGCGCCTCATGTTTGTCGAAAGCGCCCTGAACGACGTTGGCAAGATGATGCCAGCCGCGGCACCTGTCGTAGACGGCTTGGTGAATCAGTTGCGCAAGGGTATGGGTGCGGTGCTCGCGCAAGGTGCGCAGCCTCCGCCTGCCCAAGGCCCCCCAACCGGCTCCATGTTGATGGCCGGTGGCGGGATGGGTCAAGCGCCAAGTTCGTAGCAAGTGCAGTAGCTCCAAGTAACTAGGCACTGGCACCCCTCACGGGTAGGTGCTGGCAGTTCAAGGAGGAAGTATGGCAGTAGACGTCAAGCAGTACGTGGACCAGCTGGCTCAGACGGCAGGCCTCTCTGACGAAGAGAAGGCAGGCATTCTGAAGGCTTTGGGAAACGAGAAGTTCGCCAAAGGTCTGCAAGAGGGAGTCGAGCTGCGCTCGGACTACTCTCGCAACATGGACGCCATCAAAGCCGAGCGGGACAAGCAGGCCAAGTTTTACCAGGACATGCTCGTCTGGCAGAAAGCGGAAGAGGACCGCCTCGCCGCAGCCTACAACCAGCTCAACCCAACCGTGAACCCACAACCGCAGCCCAACACATTCGATCCCGAGGCCTTCAAGAAGTCGCTCCTCGACGAGTTCAACAAGTCCGCCGCCCAGAAGGAGGCTAACTACATCTCCCTCCTGAAGGATGCGGTCTCGCTTGGCACCCGTCATCTGTACGAGTTCAAGGAGCCTCTCGACACCGAAGTACTGGCTAAGACAGCCGTAGACAAGGGCATGTCCCTGCGCCAAGCCTACGACGAGATGGTCGCCCCTCGCCGCACCGAACTGCAGCAGGCCGACTTCAAGGCCAAGCTAGCCGCGGCCAAACTCGAGGGCGCCCAGGAGTTCGCGAACACGCACAAGATTCCACTCGACACTTCACCGCGCGAGTACCACCCCATTCTGGATAAGCCCTCCGGCGCCGTCACGGACTACGTACCCAACAGTGGCCGCCTGACCCCCCAGAGTGAGCGTGTCCTCCGCGACAACTTCGCCTCGGAGTGGGAAAAAGAGGGAGCCCGTCAATCCGCCCTAGAGCGGGTCGGCACCTCTGGCACGTAGCACGCGACACCACAAGATGACGTCACAGGCGTCTCCTGATCGGGTCCGTGCGCAATAGGTAAATTGTGGCAGAACTCGATCAGTTAAACGTAAGCACCCGTCGCTATATCCGCGACAACCCTGCCCTGGTCGATGACTGGTCGCAGAACGATCCGCTCATCGCCTACCTCAAGCTCAATGTCCGCGAGAGCTACACGGGCGGCACCCTCATCCAGGAAGGCTTCACCTTCGACGGTCTGATCGGCAGCTCCTACCTCAAGGGCAAGGAGTTCAACATCACTGAGAAGCAGGTCGAGCAGGCGAAGCAGTTCACCATGAAGTTCTTCGAGGTCGGCGTCACGCTCTCGCAGGAAGACGTCGAGGTCCTCAACAAGGGCCCGCTCGCAGTCTTCAACCTCATCGACAGTCGCATGACCACGGCCTACCAGACGCTTGGCGTCCAGATGGCCATCGCTCAGTACCTCAACGGTATCAATGCGGGTTACACGCCCAACTTCAACGGTCTGCCCGAGGCCCTGAACGACAACTCGACCAACTCGTGGGACGGCAATACCTATCCTACCTACGGCGGCATCACGCGCGGTGGCCAGGTGGGCAGCTCCCTCAACTCGACGCCCACCAACGTCGCCGGCCCGATCCTCTACACGACGCTAGAGAACACCTACGGCAACGCTGAGTTCGGCAACATCCAGCCCAACCTCGGCGTGACCACTGTCAAGGGCTACTCCTACATCAAGGAGAAGTTCCAGACGCAGCAGCGCTTCAACGATACGCAGGACCCGGCGATCGGCTTCAACGGGATGAAGTTCAACAGCGCTACCCTAATCAAGTCGCGCTACGCTCCCGGCTCCGACATCGGCCAGACCTCTCCGCAGACCACGACCAACAACACGGCCGTCCAGTACCTGCAGGAGATGTCAGGAGGTGCTGTCACCGCCTACCCGACCATCACCACCGAGACCTTGTGGTGGCTCAACGCCCGCAAGCCTTTCCTGAACTTCTACATCTCAGACTCGCCTAAGTTCGGGTTCGGCTTCACCGGCTTCAAGCCGGCACAGGGCAACACCAAGGTTGTGGGACAGGTGCTCGCCGCATGCGCGATCACCCTCGACCCAAGGTATCATCAACAGTTGTATGGAATCTCCGCATAGTCCTGATTCCATTGGACTTAGCGGTGTAGTGAAAGGTGAGCTAGCCGAGCTCCCCATGCACGAGTTGCAACCGGCAAAAGGAGACCACCAATGCCTTATGGACGTATAGATCCAACCATGTACGTGGGGCCGTTCTCGAACATCGAACGCATGAACGCCACCACGCTCTACAAGCCCGGGGAGCTCGGCTCTCAGATCCAGGTTAACCAGCGCGGCTACCAGCTCGTGCAAGTGGACAGCGGCGCAACCGCATCCACTGGCGCAGGCCACGCCCCGCAAGGCGGCGACCTCGCCTTCTGGAAGGACAAGACCAAGTGGCTCGTCACTAACGACCGCGTACAAGCGGCAGGTGGCGTCACCAATTCCCGCAACATGGTGGCAGGCGTCTTCTGCTCGATTACGCAGGGCGCATCGGGCACCGCCTCGATCACCCCAGGTAACTTCGGCGTGATCCAGCAGCGTGGCCAGCATACGGGCGTCCTCACCTCAGCCTCGACCGTCACCGCAGGCCTGGCGCTGATCGTCAGCTCCTCGTCCACTGTGCCCGACGCCACCAACAGCGCGATCGGCGTCGCTCCACTCACGCCCATCGTAGGTATCGCCACCGCCGCCAACGGCGCCGTGACCGCCACCTACACCCCTGCCACTCTTGGAGGCTGGGACTTGGTCGACGTACCGTAAAGGAGGAGACGCAATGGCCGTACAGACACCGGACGCCAACTCACGTTTCGATAACGTGGTTGGCAACATACGCCAAGTCACGGCACGCTTCGCCTCCGTGGCCAATAACGATACCTGGGCAACTGGCCTCGGCACTATCACCTCGCTCTCGATGGATTCTGGGACATCAAGTGCGATCGGGGCCACGACCTCAGGGGGCACTGTAACCTTCGTGACAGGCGGCACAGTCACGGGAGTTCAGGCCCAGATCCAGGGATTCTAGCGCTCAGGAAGGAGACGCAGTGTGCTCAGCACATACGACGGTCTGGTTCGCCAAGTATTGTTGCGCTGCCCCTCTGCGTCTCTTTTCCTAGCAAGAGAATGGCTGGACTACGCGTTCCGTCAACTCTGGGACACGCGTCTCTGGAGCTGGCAGCGCCGCTTCAGCCAGTTCCTTCTCATGCAGCAGTACGGCACGGGCCTCGTCAACGTTACCCGTGGTTCCACCACCGTCATAGGCGTCGGCGCGACCTTCACCTCCTCGATGGTGAACGCCCAGTTCCGTGTCGGCACTCAGACTCCCATCTACACCATCGCCAGCTTCACCAGTGCCACACAGATCGACCTCAACCAAGTGTGGGGTGGCAACAGTGCCAATGGCGTCACTTACTCTATCTACAACGCCTATGTCACCGCTCCAAGCGACTTCCAGAACTTCGTGACCGTTTGGGATCCCCTTTTTAACTGGCAACTTGAGACCAACGTTACGCAGGAAGAGCTGAACGCATGGGACGCCCAGCGTGCGAATACGGGCACGGCCTATGTAGTCGCAAGCCTTTACTACGACGTTAACGTGAACAATCCGCCGCTGCCGATGTTCGAGATCTGGCCGCACCAGCGTGCACAGTACGTATACCCCTTCATCTATGTGTCGCGTCCACCTGACCTCAGTGACCCTGGCGCAACGCTTCCTCGTTATATAAGAGGCGACGTGCTCTTAGAGAGTGCACTCGCCCAATGCGCTCGTTGGCCCGGTCCTGCACGCGACGCAGCGAACCCATACTTCAATCTTGCGACTGCCACCATGCACGACAAACGCTACGCCGAGATGGTCCGCCAGATGGAAATCACGGATGACAACATCATGGAAAATGATGTGACCTACGTAAGTCTGTCGGCAATGCCTTTTGCCTCAATTCCCTATGGAGACGCGCGTTTCCTTCAAAATCATGATATCTGACACTTACTAAGGAGGCACCACAATGGCACAACGACGTGGACCGATCGAGACCCCGGACGACTTCGTACCCGGCAAGGACGCCTATGACGCAACTGAGGACTGTACCTACGACGGCCTCGACGGTGAACCCTACTCCAAGCACAAGGGCACAGGCGGCAAGATCAAGGAAGTTACGCTGGATCAGGAGGGCGTCTTCGGTCGCGTCCCCCAGGAGGACTGAGCCAGTGCGCCTGCGCCTCGCCGTTCTCGCTGGCCTCCTCGCTCTCGTGTGCCTGCCTGCGCACGCCGTGGACATCTATGCCCGCTACAATGGCAACTGCATGCAGGGAGGATCGCCGGTCACCGTCAATGGTATCCAGTCCTCGCAGAAGGTCATGCAGTCGTTCCCTGGCGCGGGCTGCTCGGTCACTGTCTTCCTACATGGCACGCTGACGCTCGCATCCATCTTCTCCGATGCCGGGGGCCTGTTCCCTCTCGCCAATCCGTTCAGCGCTACTTCCACAGGCATCGCGGCTTGGTACAGTGCTGACGGCCGCTACGATGTGCAATACGGGGGCACCTCGATCACCTCTCCCTTCACTATCTCTGATATCGGTCTCTGCTTCTCTTGCGTAGGTGGCACAGGTACAGTCACATCCTCTGGCAGCCCCGTCGCGGGCAACATCCCTAAGTTCACCAGCCCCACGAACATCGCGCCCGCAGCAGCAACCGATCTCATCGCCCTCTGGAGCGGCACCTGCAACGCCAGCACCTTCCTGCGCGGCGACGGTGCCTGTGCCACAGCTGGAGGCGGCACCCCAGGCGGCTCTAACACGCAGCTTCAGTTCAACAACTCCAGTGCCTTTGGGGGCATCACCAACGTCGCAGGTGGCTCCCTGTTGGCTTCCGGTGGAGTCAGCACCACACCCAGTTTCCAGGTCAAGGCCATCTACGATACGCGCGACTGGATGACCTGCGACGGTTCAACCGACGCCAGCTCCGGGATGAACAGCCTGCTCTCAGCCATTGGCACGGCCGAGGCCTCCATTCGTTTCATCGGTTCCTCGAACGCTAGCGCCGCCTGTCGCATTGGTAATACCTTCTTCCCCGCTAACGTATCGCTTGATTTCTCGGGTGGTGGCGCTCTGCAGCTCATCAGCTCCTCCACTGTCATCGGTGGAGGCAGTTATGTCAACGGCACGAGTGTCGAATGTGGCACGGGCACGACCTGTAGCCTTCCTGCTCTAAGCGTCACAGCAGGCAATACGATCGTGGTCATGGAGGCGCCCTATCCAGGCTTCACTTTCAAAACAACGAAGGTGGCCGACTCTTGCGGCAACTTTTATATCCACGTTTTCCAGTCGCTTGCCAATCAGCCGCGTAACCAGGGTGCATGGGTCGCTTCAAATGTTAGCGCTGGTGGAGGTACCTGCATCATCACCGCTACCACCAATGGCTCTGTGACCACCCATATGATGCTCGCTGCCCAAGTGACTGGTATGGGACCAGTGACTGCCCTCGATACCAGCGCCTCCGCAAACAGTACAGGCACAACCATGAGCAGTGGCGCTGCTACGACACTCACAGGTGCCTTCCTGCTTGGCTTTGGTGGCCAGCCCTTCACGTCAGAAACATGCACCGCGGGCGCTGGTTATACACAGCCAGCAAGCGTGGCTGGCCAGTCTACGAATGGCCATATCTGCGCTGAGTATAAGAACGTCTCAAGTGGAGGCTCGACCACTGCCACCCAGACCATTACTTCCGACCCTTCCCCCGGCACTTGGGTCTACAGCCTGATCTCGCTTAAGCCTGGCAATGCCACAGGTACGATCTGGGGCGGCATCATCAATCCAGATCGCCACCAGATCTTCCTGAACGCGGACAGTGCCACTGGCCATGGCGTGATCGACTTTACTGGATCCCCCATCACGTTCGACATTTACCCGGAGTGGTGGGGGGCGTCTTCCAATGCGACCGGGGCTACAAACACACCTGCCATCCAAGCTGCGATCTGGGCAGCTTATGGCGGCGGCCAAACTCAGGCGCGTACCAATGCCAGTGGTCTCGCCGTCTACAATCGGCCCCTGCGCATCACCAGCTCCTACCCGATCAATGGTGAGCTGAAGATGTACGACGTGATCGGCTTCCAGATGTTGGGCGTGAACCGCCTCTTCTCCGGCTTCACCCAGAACACAGCTAACCTGCGCATCATTGACGGCCAAGCCATTGCGTATGGAGAATTCTCCGATCTCAACTTCACGAACGCCGCTAGCTCAACCAATGCCCAAGTCGACTTAGACTTCAATGGGACCTCGACGCCTAACGATCTGCGGCCGCAGTTCATAGACTTCCATCGCGACAACTTCGTCGGCAACAATCAGACCGATGTCGGCGTCCTCATCGCTAAGTCGGGGGGCACCGCCCAAGGCTCCAATATCCAATGTTACGACTGTGCGTCTGTCGGCTTCACGGGAGCTGCATGGCAGATTGGTGGCAACAATACCGGGCGTAACGCTGGGCGATTCTATGCGTTGAATGCCCTCGCACTTGGCTACACCGGAGACATCCAAGGATGCCCTCTCTATGGCATCGCTGTCTATGGAGGAGGCTACATTAGCGTCGGCGGCGACACCGGCACCGGCATGACCACCATGGAGAACGGATTCTCCACGCAGACCGGCTTCGACATGTACTGTGAGGCGACGCAGGGCCCCTGCATCATGGATCACGTCCGCTCCGAGAGCCGCCGCCTGATCGCAGGCAGCAATATCCACGTGAAGGATAGTCGTACGCTGAATCAGTCGGCCTTCCCGACGCCAGGCAACACTTTCCCAGTCTTCCCTACCGTGGGCTCGATCATTCAAGGCTCCGCGGTCGGCGGCGATGGCCACTACTATAAGGTTACAGGCCAGACATCAGCCTTTGGCGGTGTGGGCACGCCAGCGGCACCTGTATTGGCGAGTAGCGGCAGCACAACCACTGTGGCGAATACCAACGAGACCGTCGCAGGATCACTTACAATCAAGGCTTTCACCGCGCTGGAAACGGTCACGCAGGCCGTCACCGGAGCCTCTGGCACCTTGCTGAATCTGCCCACTTCTACGGGCACCATCACCGGCTCCGTGGCAACTGGCACGATCGGTAGCGGTGATACCATGACCCAAGCTACGTCGGGCGTTACCTGCACGTCCAGCAATACTCCTACGGGGACGCAGTCGCTGCTCTGTACCAACTTCTCGGGCACCGCCGACAACAGTCACACATGGACGGATGGCACGACAAGTGGCACTTACGCACCAACGGCCGCTCCAACATTCTCCGTGTCCAGCCCTCCTATGTTGATCACTGCTCACACAGGAGCCCCGGACAACTCGCATGACTGGGTAGGTGGCACCAGCGCTGCACACTATACGCCCACAGCTGTCCCGGCTGGCGCTGGCTACACCGTGAACGCCTTCGCCGGGTTCCGGGCCTCCATTCTAAGTGGCACTAACGTAGGCTGCTACGGCGTGGTCGTATCGAATACCGCAACCGTGATCACCGTGTCCAGCTGGCTGACTAACTACCAGTTCGTCCCCTGTACAGCCCCCGACAGCACATCTAGCTTCGTAGTAGAGCCCAATTGGGGTACTCAGACGACAAGTGGCGGCATGACTTGGGCTGACATGGCTGAGAATGGGATTGAGAATAATCTGGGCTCTGGCCTAGGTCTCGCTGTCATCGAGGATACGGATGTGCCAGGCGATACTATCTCCATAGCAGGCCCCTATGTCAGCCTAAAGAACACGAGCGTCACCCGTAACGACTGGCTTGTGCTACCATCAGGCAATGCCTTTAATTCGCATTCAGTCAATGATCTTGACCTAGACGTCTATAACTCGATAACGATTACGCAAGCAGGTCACACACGCTATCAGAACTGGGCTATCCCTCGACTTACAACAGGAGGAACGCCTACTACATACAATGGCACCCTCTCCCATTACGTCGGCACTAAGCCGATGATCTGGAGCTGCGGCGACGAGACTACCGGGATTGCCTGTAACGATACATGGATCGGGGGGCGCACCAACTCGAATGCGGCGCATGACGCCACGCTGACAATCCTAGAGTACGGTGGCATGCTGGGCCGCGCGACACCGTTCGGTACGAATCAAGCTGGTACGGATACGGACATGACAGGTGGACCGTCAACAGGCAGCGCGAATGGTGGTGCAATTAACTTCTGGACCTCTAATCCTGGAGGGTCGGGTACAACCGTCAACTCTGGCCTGAAGCGGTGGCTGGTCTCGACCGCTGGGCACTTCTTCACGGGCCTTGACAACACCTATGACATAGGGGCGACGGGAGCCAATCGGCCACGCAATATCTATGCTGCCACCCAGTTCATCTCGCAGGTAGCGACAGGTACGGCACCTATCGTGGTGTCGTCGACCACACCGGTAGCTAACCTGACGGCTGTACCTACGACCTACAATCATTCAGGTACGCAAGCCACTGGCGCTCATGTCGTACAGGACCGCTGTACGCTCGGGACGAGCTGCTCGGTGACGCTGACGGGATCTGCTGTCTACACGAGCTCAAGTACCTACGACTGTGTCGCCATTGACCGTACGGGGGCGAATGCGATTCAGTTCGCACCGTCGTCAGGCAGTGCCTTCGCACTTACAGGCACGGGGACGGATGCGATCTCATATGTCTGCGTGGGGAACTGAATGCCGTACGCGCAAGTCACCCTCGCCCAGCTCCGTAGTTACTTCTACGAGCAGGTCGGCGGGAACACGGCCTTCTGGAGGACGGATGAAGTCGACCGTATCCTGCAAGAGAGCGTGCGCGTGTTCAACTGCCTCACTGGCTTCTGGCGGGGCCGCGTCAACTTAGGCCTCACGGTCGCAGGGCAGCACTGGTATAACGTCCCGTCAGGTCTTACCTATATCCTGCGCGTAGAGGCAGATCAGGTACCACTCGGCTCCTCCTCGTTATGGGATCTCGACTATGGGCAGCCTGCATGGGAGAGTGAGACTGCGAGCGCAAGCGACCCAGCGCCTAAAGTGTTTGCTCCCGCGGGCGTCAACCTGTTCGCTCTATGGCCTGCGAGCTTTGCAGGCACCGAGAGCCTCGTAGTCGATGGCGTCACACCCGCTCCCGTGCTCACGACGGTCGGCTCCATCGACCTCGGCCAGAGCGAGCTGACGACCATCCTCAACTATGCCCAGCACATCGCGCAGTTCAAGGAAGGCGGGCAGGAGTTCGAGGCCTCGCAGCTCTGGCTGCAGGACTTCCTCAAGGATGCTGGCGGACGCAACGCCATACTCATGAATAGCAGTAAGTTCCGCAATTGGATGGGGTTGACGGATCGCAAGAAGCGTCCCATCCATAAGCCTGAGCAACGCGTAGGAGCGAGGTGATGGCCGTCACCGACCAGGAAGTCGAGGCCAACGTTATCTACCGCCTGCTGGAGAATGGCAACGCAGACGCTTCCCCTGCGCCTGTGACGGCCATCACCCTGACGCTCTCTGGCGGCGCCCATACCTACAAGTTCTTCAACGTCTGGTTCCCGATCGGTGCAGGCGTCTCCATCCTAGGCCAGAGCTATACCGAGACTGTCATCATCAACAACATCGGTGCCGCCTCGATCCTTGTGCAGGACAACTTCGGTCACAGCCAGGTTATCCCCGCGCTGACGCAGGCGAATGTGTCTCTAGTATCCACAGGCGATGGCGTGACCTTGCTGCAGATCCTGATCGGCGCGGTGAATCCCGCTGACACGGTCCAGATGATCGCATGGAGCCCGTTCATCCAGAAGACCGGGACAGGCATCAACCTGATCCCCTTTGCGAATCAAGGCTTCCTCGGTTGGGGCCAAGATATCGGCGTGACTGCCACCATCATTCCCATCAATCCCCTGTTGACCACCATGTTCACTGTCCAACAGATCTTCGACTCGATGAACCGGGTGCAGCAGAAATTCCTGCTCGACACAGGTATACACTGCGTGCGTACGACGATCGGTGGGGTCGTGGGCCAAGGCACCTATGCGTTGCCTGTGGACAGTACACGTCCCCGTCGCCTCACCTGGACCGACTCGACTGACCTCAAGACACGGGCCCTCACGCAAGTCGACACTTGGGAACTTGACCAGGGCTTCCCAGACTGGCCCAGCGATCAAGCCATCCCCATCGTATGGTGGGAGACCACGCTTCCGCAGCAGCAGGTGGGCCTCGCTAAGACGCCAGCGAACAACGGCACCATTGGCCTGCTCTACGTGCAGCTCGCCGCGACGCTCGCGGGCACAGGCGTGACGCTGGTGGTCCCGGACGACTGGAGCCCTTACATCCTGTGGGGGACGCTGGCGGAGTTACTCAGTGCTGATGGCCAGTCCTTCGACCCTCTACGCGCCCAATACTGCCGCCGTCGCTACGAGGAAGGCGTGGAACTCGCACGCTTGGTGCTGGGAGGGAGCTGGACGTGAGTCAGTACAACCATGCGCTTCGTAAGTTCGCAGACACTGGCCTCCAGCTGCGCCTGCCCGTCGACTTAGTACCAGCTACGCAATATAGCCGCTTGACTAATGCGCTCCCCGTGATCGAAGGTGAGATCCGCACGCGTGATGGGCTGACGCTGATAAAGGACGTCTTCACGCAGGCGGCTATCGCCACTCTCTCGCGTGCGAATATCGGCACCCTACTGGCTACGACAGCCACCACGATCTATCCCCACGGCTACGTTGTAGGCCAAGGCGTCACCATCGTGGTCGTAGGCAATGACCCAATGGGGGGCAACGTAATCGAGATCGGTACCTTCTTTGTCACCATTACGGCAATTCCATCGCCTACTCAGTTTCAGTGGGCGGTAGGTCAAGGAATCCCAGGCACTTGGTCTGGTACTCAACTGATGGCTAATGTCTTCGCTCAAGCCACAGGGGCAGGGCCAGTGCAAACACTCAACGCGACTGTCATCACCAATATCTTCCGCCTGAACCAGTCGCTGCCCAGCGTCCCGAGTGACCAGATCGTGGCCATGAGTGGGCGGCTTTACCGTTCCAACCTGAACACGACAGCTCCAACGTCTGTAAGTTTCGTCATCAACGCCTTAGGCATCTCGATCAACATCATCACGGTAACACTAACGGCACCACCTTTCACACTTCCCCTTGGTACGCTGGTCACGCTCTCTGGCCTCACCACTAACCCTGGACTCAATGGCGCTACCTTCTTCGTCTCCCAGATTACATCTACGACGGTTAGCGGGTTCATCTCGCAGTTACCTGTGCCCAACCTAGCGGAGACCGGGCAGATCACGGGACAGACTCTAGTACAGCCTCCGTTCGAGGAGCTGGTGCTGCCATCCATCGCAGGTGAGCCGCCATCGACGCAGAATGGCTTCTCTCCGCGTCCACTCTCGATCATCGAGTTCCGCTTCACGGACGACCCTGCATCGTGGGCAATCATCGCGAGCCCGAGCGTGATGGCTAAGTACCGTGAGCAGGCAGGCAGCTTACCATTCCTCTTCTTCGGCTTGGGGAACTATGTGCCTATCCTGCCCGCTACGGCTACGGCAGGTGCGGCAGGCAGCTTGAACTCGACAGGAGGAGCTAACTATGACTGGCGCTACACTTACTACGACGGCTATGTGAACACGGAGGGTAATCCCTCGCCAGGCACGGTTGCGGGCTCGGTCGATGTCAAGAACTCGACAGCCCAGACCAATCCCGACCCTAACTTCAACGGGGGCGGCTCATTTCCGTTCACGAACTCGGCCTTCACAGGCGTCTCGAATACAGGGGGCACAGGCACTGCGACTCAGTCCGATGCGACCACGTTCCACCAGACCAGCTGTCGCTGGCGGGGCTTCGCCAATCCAGTCACCACACCCTTCTTGATCACACTAAGCGTTACGTGGCAGGTCACCATCGTCCATACGACCCCAGCTCCTGTGCAAGGGCAGCTCAACTACTCGACCGATGGAGGTGTGACCTTCCACAACTTCGCTGTCGTCTCTAACGCCTCCTCGGGGACGCTGGTCTCGACGGTGAACCTGCCGCTCTCGACTGACTTCACGCAGGTCCAGCTGCAGGCATATGGCTTCTGCAACGTCGACGTTGCTACCCACATGACAGGCAGCTCCGTCACCATCCTCATCTCGAACATCGAGATCGACAGCAACCTGAGCCCGACGTCCGGTGCTATCCCAGTCGTAAACCAAACTGGCGTGGTCTGTGTGCAGGCACCTACAGTCAATGATGGGCGCATCACGGGCATCCGCCTCTACCGCCGCGGTGGGTCGCTGCCTGATTTCTGGCGTCTGGTCGGCACCTTCAACCTAAGTGCCCTTGTGCGTGGGGGCTGTGGCGTCGGCTTCCTCCAGATCATCGACAACGTGCCCGACAGCCAGCTCTCTACACAACCCTTCCTCCAGCTCGACAACGACATGCCCGTCTCGTCGATCTCCACGCTCAACCAGCCGCTCAACTTCGTCTGGGGGCCAGTGGGACTAGAGGCGCGCGTGCTGGGTGTAGGCGACCCCAACCGCCCTGAGTGCGTCTACTTCTCGAAGCCAGGCAACCCGGATGCGTGGCCTCCCGAGAACTTCCTCGAAGTGTCGGAGCCCGGCACGCCCATGGTCGCAGGCTGCGTCTACAACAACCAGAACTTCGCCTTCTCCCGCGAGCGCATTTATCAGCTCATCGAGGGTTACATCGCGAATGTCACCTTCACTCCCTTCGTCACGCCCTCAGCACATGGCCTCTTTACGCCGTGGGGCCTCGCGGTCGGGCCAGCGATCTACTTCGTGTCGAAGGATGGCATCTACGAGACCATCGGTGGCCAAGAACGCTCGATCGTCGAGAATGATATCAAGCCACTGTTCCCCACTTACGATACGCCGGGGCAGGACGTCGAGGGTTACGAAGCGGTTGACATGACGAAGCCTGACAACATCCGCCTGCGCTATCACAACGATGAGCTTTACTTCACTTACACAGGCGCGACCACAGGCACTCGCCAGATGCTCGTGTATGACATCCTCAAGAAGCGGTGGCGCGCAGGCCGCTTCTCCGCTGGCATCAGTGAGGTCTACTCGCAGCCTGACATCACCAGCTCACTCCTGCTAGGGACCGATGGGGGCGCGTACTACTCGGCTGGCGGCAACTTCGATCCCTTCGAGCTGGATGTGATCGAGAATGCGATCATCCTAGCCGCGGCTACGGCTACGACGCTCACGCCGGGCAGCTACTATGCGCGCATGAGCCGTTTCACAGCAGTGGGTGAAGTCGCACTCTCGAACGAAGTCGCAGGCCTCGCCATAGATGCAGCACATGGCATCTTGGTAGTGTTCCCCAGCGCTCCGGCAGGTACCACTAAGTGGCGTGTGTACTATGGCACGACACTCGGCCAAGAGAACCAGTATATGGAGTTCATCGAGGCCACCGTCGCGGGCTTTGCCAATCGCACTACGCTCATCACGGCGCCCGGCACGGCAGGCTCGGTACCTACGGTGAATGCAGACCATAACATCTCTGTGGCGCTGCGTACGGGCGCGAACGACGAGGGCATCCCCCTCAACCGCAAACAGTATGGGAATGTGATCTTCGACCTAGACCCAGGCGGTGCGACGAACGCTGCGCCTGTGACCATCACGCCTTACATCAATGGCGAGACTGCGAACCAAGCCACGATCACTGTCACGGGTACGGGACGCCAGCAGGTGGCACTCGACTTGAACGACTACTTCGCCTTCAACACGGAGTATGAGGTCAAGTGGGAGAGGACGGATGTGGGCGGGGGCGTCATCACGGCACCTATACTCTATCAGTACGACACGTTGTGGTTCCCTGAGCCAGTTGGCGTTCTCCACTGGCAATCGCAACCTACCTCCTTTGGCTTCCCAGGATATGTGCACTGTCGCGACGCTTATATCGCCATACGCTCGACTGCCACTGTCACACTTACTATGACCATCGACGGCGTGACGGTACAGACTTATACCATCCCCTCGACAGGAGGCCAGCGTCTCAAGCAGTACGTACCATTCGCATCGAATAAGGGCCTGCTCTATCAGTTCGCACTGGATAGCACGGCTGAGTTCCGCATCTATGAGCCCGATCTTGAGACGCGTGCGAAGCCGTGGCTTGGCATCTTAGGCTACAGCGTACAGCGCGTGCTCGGTGGGGAGGTCGCAACGTGACCTTCAAGATGCAACCCGACGTGATCGTGCGCGTGGACGATCCTCAGCACGTGGCGCAGAACACGAACAAGAACATGCAGCGCATCTTCACCGCCCACCAGACGCTCGATGGTACGGCGATCAAGGCGCCGACATTGGGCGGTGGATTCGCGGTGAACTCGGGCTCGCTGACGGTCACAGGCTCGAAGACGGGCATCGCTTCCGGCCTGACGGCGGTCACGCAGGTGGTGGCGTCGATCGACAATGGCGCGACGGCCACGAACTTCTGGGTGACGGCTAGGGTGACGCCTACGAATGCGGCACAGGTGGACGTGTTCGTCTGGCAGCCGACCGCGGCCGGGAACAATACGCCGATCGCAGCGACGACGCCAGTGACGGTCAGGTGGTGGTGTTCTGGGACCTCGACCGCGTCGCAATAGTCTTGCCAGCGAAGGTGGATAGGAGCCAGAATGGCGCGAGGTGACGACATGACGCTGCTGGAGAGGTTGGCTGGGACCCCACCGCCGTCGCCCCCCAGCGCTGTGCCTGCTGAGCCGCCTGCGGCCGTGGTGCCGACGCACGGCAACATCCGCCTCGTCCCCTACAACGCCATCTACGACCCTCAGGCTGACGCCTTCCTCGCCTATATGTGGCAGCGCCTGCAGCGCGACGACGTGGTCGACTACTACTTCCCGGGCCAGAAGGAGACGGGTTTCGCCACCTTCGTGCGCATGATGAGTGGGGATGCGCAAGTGGCGCTCGTGATCACTGACGCGACCAACGGCCAGTGGAAAGACACAGTGGCAGGCTTCGTCACGTGGACGCCCTCGCATATGGGCGCAAGCGAGGTGATCATCGCTGGCTTCATCTTCTTCCGTGAGTTCTGGGACCACCGCACAACGGACAACACAGGCGCCGCGGCCTTCGACTACTGGTTCACCCAGACCAAGGCGCAGGTGGTGCTGGGCGTGTGCCCGGCGTTGCATATGACCGCCTTGCGCTACAACAAGCGTATCGGCCTGCACGAGGTGGGACGCATCCCACAGGCGCATCTCTACCACGGCGAGCCTTGTGATGCAGTGCTCGTGGCGATCACACGGAACGAGTGGCTCGCTCGTAAGGGAGGCAACTAGATGCCGCTTGCTGCCGCAGCAGGACCGGCGATTGGCAAGGGGCTGGCGGGAGCTGGCCTCGGTGCTTCGGGCGCGAGTGGCAAGAAGGCCTCGAACGCCGCCAATAAGCTCGCGCAGCAGCAGCTGCAGCTTCAGCAGGGACAGTTCGGCCTAGCCAAGCAGCAGATGGGCCTGGGCAATCAGGCGCTTGGTGGCGCCTCGAACTACTGGAGCGCTCTGCTCTCTGGGGACCGCAACGCAGCTCAGAACGCTGTGGGCCCTTACGCTTCGATGATCGGCTCTACGGCGGAAGGTGGCCGTCAGGCGATCCAGGCACTCACGCCGCGCGGAGGCGAGCAGAACCTCGCACTGGCCCAGAACTACAATCAGGCGCAGAATCAGATCGCACGCCTGTACGCTGGGATGCAGCCACTTGCGGCGCAGGGCCTCGGGCAAATTGGTGGCCAGTACCTCGGGTCTGCCGCTGGCTTCAATCCGAATGCGAACATCGGTGCTGGTGCAGGCATCTATGGGCAGGAGATGCAGAGCGCTGGCCAAGCGGGTGCGGGCTTTGGCAGCCTGCTCTTCAACCAGTTGAACAAGGCGCGTAACGGTGGTGGGGGCGGAGGCAAACAGTAAATGGGCAGCGGTCTAGCCAACGTGCTCGGTGGGGCAGCAGAGGGCTTCGAGCAAGCCCGCCAACAGGACCTCACGCGCCAGTTCGCCGATGAACAGAACCGCCGCAACCTCGCCGCCGACTTCCTGGGCAAGATCGCCTTCGACGAGAATGCGCCGCCCGAGATGCGCAACGCCGCCCTCCAGAGCCACCTCCAGCTAGCCCAGCAGGACTGGAAGCGGCCGATGGACCTGAAGAAGATCTTCGATCCGGTCTTCCAGGCGCATACGCAGGCACAAGCGGCTAAGACAGCGGCGGCACAGGCTCCCGCGCCTCCGGTCACGCAGACGTTCACTCCACCACCTCCGCTACCTACGCCCCCATCCCCGCCCTCCGCAGCTGCCGGCGCTCCTTCCGGCCAGATGGGCCCACCGTCTGTCCAGCAGGCGGCAGCTGCCCTTCCTTTGCGGCGTCCTCCAGCGCCTCCACAGGCTGGACAGGTACAGTTCACGCCTCCACCTGGGCCTACGCCTCCTCCTGTGCCACCAGAGAGCATGCTGGGATCGCCGGAGCGCACGACGCAGATTGCGGCGGCACGCACCGCAGCGTTGACTGGGGCCGCGGCCGGCGCAGAGATGAAGACGCCCATCTACACGCGCAACCCTGATGGGACCTTCACCGTGGTGGGCATGAGCGGGGCTGGGGCTCAGATGCAGGGTGGCATCCCCAACGCCATCTCTCCCTACATGATGCAGGGACGCGGGTTGAGGCAGATCACCTATCTCGACCCGACGACGGGGCAGCCTCAGCCAGGCGTCCACAACCTGTTCACAGGCGAAGTGCTCGACCAGCAGGGCCACGTGGTGCCAGGCGCGGTACCCTTTGAGTCGTCACTCTTGCCCTCCGTGTCAGGCGAGAGCATGGCGCCATCAGGAGCGATCACGCGCACGCGAACGCCTATACTGCGGCCACCGGGAGGTGCTCCAACTCCAGCAGGGGGCGGAGGACGTGCTCCCACAGCCCCAGCGGCACCGGGCGGTACTGGCGGTGCAGCCAAAGGAGCTGCTACGAAGCTCCCAGTCACGACCGCTGACTTCCAGTCGATCAAGGACCCCGTCACGCGCGAGGCCCTCGATTGGGCCACCCTCGGCCAGAAGCCCACAGGCGGCATCATGGCAGAGCGCCAGGTCGAGACGCGCATGAATCAGCTAGGGCTCGCGAAGGCCCTGCCGGTGCCTCCTGCGCTCCAACGCACTATCCAGGAGCAGTTCGTCGCCCGCAACTCCGCCATCGGCCTGATCGATGACATCATGGCCAACAAGAGCACCTTCAGCAGCTTGCTCGGCGGCGGCAAGATCGCCATCGCCTCACGTCCAGATGGCAGCGGCTTCGTGCAGCGCCTCATGCCCCTGAGCGACCAAGAGGCCCGTGTCGTCGGTGACTTTGAGCAGCTGGTCGAGCATGCGAACCTCTTGCGTGGGCCACTGGGGGCGACAGGTTTTCGCGGGGCACAGGCGTGGGGTGCGTTGCAGGCTCAGCGTGGCAATCCAGCAGGTGACCCACGTATCACGACGCAGGTGATGAGTGGCATGCGCGACAGGCTGGTGGGACTGAACTCTGCCGATAAGCTAGTGCTCACGGGAGGTGGGATGAGCGGCGCTGCAGCCGATCCGTACGAGGGCCACACCGCCACCAATCCTGCTAATAAGCACCAGATCAAGTGGACGCAGGGGCACTGGGTGGACGCTAAGACGGGAGAGCCGATCTAATGGCGGCACCTCCACAGCTTCCGAGCGGATACCAGCTTGACCCCCCAGCTGGCGCACCTAAGCCTCCTGCTGGCTATCAGTTTGATGGCACGCAGCCGAATGGCGACACCTACCAAGGCGGCTTCCTGCACCACTTGGGCTCGTCACTGTGGAATGCGGGTGTGGGCCTCGTCAATGCGGTCACCAATCCTGCAGGTGGACTCGCTGGGTCACTCGTGCAGAGTGTCTACAACCAGACTGGCGGATGGGGACGGCCGAGCCAAGCGGCTCAAGAATGGCAACAGCGCACAGCGGAGGGGCGTTCCCTGCCGTACAGGATCATGGCTCCGCTAGCTGAGACCGTGACGCCATTGAATGTGCAGGCGCAGGAGGAAGCGGCGCGTCGTGGAGATGTAGGTGGTGTAGCTGGCGAGGCTGTCGGAGCTGGCACGATCGCGGCCGCTCCACTTGCGGTGGAGGGTGCAGCTCGCGCTGCAAATCGTGTCATCCCCTCGACCACGCGCGCAGGCGCAGGTCTCCAAGCGCTTGAGACCCGCTACGCCGACCATCCTGTCGAGCCCAACCAGTTCGCCGCTGCGACCGCCAAGATCCAGCAGGAACTCGATACCGTGGGTGCCAAGGTGCCCGACCGCATCCAGCACGTGATGGACCGCGTGCAACAGGCCGACGCTGAGGCGCGCGCAGGCGTCCAAGGTGGCCAGGGCCCGCTCACCTTCAAGGAAGCCCGCACCATCCTCAAGCAGTTCAACGATCAGATCGACTTCCGCAATCCGAACCCGACCGACCGCCTCTACCAGCGGGCGGCAGGGGCGCTCGACCAGGACATCACGACCAGCGTGGCGCAGCCCTCGCAGGTGGCGCCTAAAGGCTTCCTGCCAGACTACCTGCGCATGGCGAATGAGTACCGGCGTGGGAAGCAGATCATCCGGGCCGGAGAGGCTGCGGGGCCGTTCATCGGTGGCGGCGTGGGAGCTTACTTGGGGCGTGGCGCAGGTGGAGCTGTGGCGGCGGAAGCCGCTGGAGGTGGAGCGCTTCTCGGTCGTGTCGTAGGGAAGCCTACAGTCGGGGCTATGACGCGTGCTCTGATCGAGCGCCAGGGTGGGGCACCTAACATCTCACTTCCGCCAGAAGCACCTGCACCACCTGTACCAGCTGCAGCTGCCCCAGCCGCGACACCACCGCCAGCGCCCCCTGCGGAGGTCTCAGGCGCACCTGGAGGCGTCGAGCGCCGCACCGACATCGCTGCTCGCCAGCACTTTGCTCAGCTCTCACCCCAGGAGCAATATGAGGCTGCCTTTACTAACCACGTGACTGGGTTGCCCAACGCTCGCGCCTTCGACTGGATACGCCAACGGGAACCAGCAGCGCCTTCGTATGGCTTCTCCGACGTCGCTGGCCTGAAGTGGCTGAACGACACGCACGGAATGGAGGCGGGGAATGCGCTACTCCAAGCCAAAGCACGTGCTCTCCAAGAAGCGGGCATTTCCTCTTTTCATACGGGTGGGGATGAGTTTACCCATGTATCGCCGGATCCGGTTAATCTTAACAATCGGCTGGCGGCTGCGAACCAGAACCTCCGCAACGCCGTGATCGAGTTCAGGGACGCGAAGACTGGGCAGCTCCAGCACTACACTGGCGCTGAGTTCCGCTACGGTGTCGGGTCCTCACCCGAGCAAGCACAGGCTGGCATGATGGCGCGCAAGGCGGCAGGGAAGGCGACGCGTGGTACGCAGGGCATGCTACGGCGCGTTCCGCCACCTGCGCCACCGCCCGGTCCTGTCGAGGCGACGCCATGATCAAGCACATCAGCGACCTCAAGGATAAGCCACGGCGTGCTGGAACGTGGCGCGTGCTCTCGCATGAGGAGGCGGCTCGCGTGCGTGCCCAGGACACAGCCGAGCGCAATGCCCATCGCTTGCCACCGGAGGCCTACACCAAGTTCCTCCTGCAGGCGAAGCACGGTGAGATTGCACCAGGCGAGGCAGACCGCCGCGTCGCCAAGTACGGTGGCAGTACTAAAGTGCAGCCCATCAGGCCATTCCCACGACCCCCGCGGGGCACCTAAGATGGGCACGACGCCCCTCGCCACAGAGCGCCGCTGGCATGGCACACGCTGTGCTCAGGTGGTCGACCTGCTGCTCCAGGGCCTCTCGAACAAGGAGATCGCGGGCGACATGGGCATCGCTGAGCGCACGGTCAAGGCCTACGTGCACCGCCTGATCAACGAGTACAACGTGACGGGCGGTGTCAAACGCGTGAAGCTGGCTGTTCTGCTCTACCGTGAGCAGCTGGCCAGTGAAGCGAACAAGGAGACTGAATGAACACGATCCTCAACTCGATCCACACGCATCCGACGTATTGGGCCCTTGGAGCCTACTACCTGTTCTCGAACGCAGTCAGCGCCCTACCAACGCCTGCACAGGGGAACAATGGCGCCTACCGTTGGCTATTCGACTTCTCCCATGGCCTCGCGGGCAACATCAGCCGCATCGTAGCCACGCGTTATCCACAAGCCGCCACAGGCTCTGTGGCCACTAAGCCGTAGATACGCGATGCGCTCCCTCTCCATGGCGCAGTGGAAGATGGGATGGGGATTCCTGCTTCTAGCTGGCATCTTGGGCCTTTGCGCCAGGATCGCTTTGGGCCACGTAGAGCAGCAGACCTCCTACGGTCTGACAGAGATCATTGGCATTCTGGCAGTGCTCGCGGGGCAATGGGCCAACTGGGCCTTTGGGGAAAGCCGTAGCTCCTCGAAGACTGAGCCCACCGCGTCATTAGAATCAAGCAGTTCCGCAAGTCGTAACGAGCCGCAATAGGCCGTTACGCCTTCGGAACACTGTGCTAGTAACCTAAAGATGTGGCCCCTAAGGACGCGAGGTTCTCAGATTGGTTCGAGTGGATCCTGAGCATCGTGGACATGACGCCTGAGAACCGACGCTTCATCGACACTTGCTCGGTAGCGGCGCGCATGGTGGCGCACCCCTATCCGGATGCAGTCGCCTGCGAGGCTGCGCTAGAGTCGAACTATGGGCATTCGCATGCAATGCTCGTGGGCAACAATCCGCTGAGCCTCAAGACCTTCGAGCATCCCACCTACGGCCAAGTGTCGTTGCCCGCCAAGGAGTTCCTGCACCCAGATTGGATCCCAAACGATGGCTTTCTCATCCACTATCCGTCGCTAGCGGATTGCTTCGCCGATCGCCTGGCGACGCTCGTCCGCCTCAAGCAGATTTACCCCACTTACAAGGAAGCGTTGGAGGCCGACACTGTCGATGGCTACATCACAGCGGTCTCTAAGACGTGGCTGCACGACTTAGACAGGAGCCTCAAGGTGATGATCATCTATCGTAGGTACATCACCGATCACTTCAACACGTAGGAGGCACGCGATGGGCCTTGACAGCTTTTCCGAAAGTCGCCTGAGCGAAGTGCACCCGATGCTGGCAGAGAAGATACGGGCGATGGCGGATGCGCTCGAAGCCCAGGGCGTCTCGATCCGTGTGACCCAAGGCCTACGTACGTGGGACGAGCAGGCAGCGCTCTACGCCAAGGGCCGCACTGCTCCGGGGCCTAAGGTCACCAATGCTTCAGCTGGGACGAGCTGGCACAACTACGGGCTTGCTGTGGATGTCGTGCCCATGACGCCGCTAGGGCCAGACTGGAACACGTCGCATCCGGTGTGGCAGGCGATCATTACAACGGGCGAGGCACAAGGGCTCGTGGCCGGCGCGAAGTGGCGCAGCTTCCCTGACTACCCACATTTCCAGCTCACGGGGACACTACCCGTCTCACCTGATGAAGGCGTACGTGAGGCTTATGAGCAAGGTGGGGTTACGGGTGTGTGGACGGCTGCGGGGCTCGCATTGCCTAGCGATGGCACGGTCTCTGCCTAAGGCGCAGGGGGCGCCACATGCGACATCTCTGTCGTAGTGAAGCGCAGGATGAACCCTAGCGAATGCGTGAAGCGATCGGCGCTGAAGCCAATCCATGGTGCGACGGCGTAGCTGACAGGCGGGATCAGGTGGCCCGCAGCCTCACCCAGGAAGTGGGGCCCCACAATCCAGACCGTCCAGCACAGCCCATCGACGAACAAGCGCCACCCCAGCTCTCGATTGTTGTACGCCCACCACACCCAGAAGCTTGAGATCGAGTTCGAGGTCGCTGCGATCGAGCCGCGCGCCTGGACGAGGATCTGCAGCACCACACCCAAGTGGAACAGGAGCCACACGTACAGGGCTTGCTCGGAGTTCACATCCCCCAGCCTAGTGGGCTCAGGTGAATGACCGCTAGATTACTGATGAGCCATGAGCGCATACTCGACCTGCGATGCTCACTCCGCAAGAGGCCCACGACCTGCAGGACCTGCTCCAGCTGCTCATCTACTACGTTGACCTGTATGACCTTGGCGACCTGGGCCACATGACCGGCGAGAGGCGCAAGGAGCTGGCCATGTCCGCTATCCGTCAGCTTTCGGCCAAGATCGTGTCGCTCACGCCACCTTCCATCACGCCTTGGCAGAGCACGCGATAACCTCCCCTTGAGGCGTCCCTACAGCATCAACCCTGTTCACTTCTGCTCAGACTTGCGATATGACGTGGGATAGCTTGGGGCAGGAGGCGACAGATGCTATGTGAATTTGCCTATGAGATGCCCAGCCTAGAGGAGTGGGCAGAGCGGCGGGACAACGCTGAAAAGGAGAGGCCTCGCCAAGATGGGATGCCAGCAAAAGTGGGCACCCAACCCGATGGAGAGGCCCCAACTCACGTGCCTAGTGTGCCCAGGCGTGCGTGAACTCTTACGCTACCACTGCGGCTTGACGCGCAGGGACTCGAGCTGTGTGTATGTGACATCGGTGCCCTGGACCTTCTGCAAGGCGGCGATCGCAGCCTCTATGCCGGCGATGACTTCGGTGGCTACCTCGCTCACCTTCGCTTGTTCGAGGACTGTACCCAACAGACTCAGTACGAGCGCTATGACGTTGATCATGGCTTAATCACCCCCTTCATGTCTGTGATCGCCTGATTCGCGTTGGCGATCGCACTGGTCAGCGCAGCCTGCGCACTCTTCACGGGCGAGCACTTGGCGTTCGCATCCGGGGGCTGCAGCGAGATCGCCCAAGAGCAGTAAGTCTCGACGCTCGTGATGAGCAGGGCCTGTGCGCTGATGCCGCGGTTGATCGTCTGGCAGATGGTCTGCGTGGGGTTGGGAACGCAGGACGGCGCGTACTGGCTCTGGGCGGTGACCAGCAGCCCACTGAGGGCCGCGGCCGTGTCACGGGCCTGCTTCTCGATAGGTGAGCAGGCCGTGAGCACGAGCAGCGATGCCACGATGAAGCTGATGAGCGTGATGCGCATGTGCCTCCTAGACTGGTGGATTGGTGACGATCTGGAGCGAGGTGAGCACGGAGGTGGCTTGGACGTCGAACTTCAGGGATGCGCTTAAGCCGGCGACGCTTACGCTGAGCACTTCGGTGCCTGCGGCCACGCCGGTCACATCCTCGCTGCCTAGCGTCGGGTCAGGAGCGATGGTTGCAAGCGTCGGGTCCGCCACGCTCCACGAGGGTGGGTTGGCAGTGAAGTCGATGGGGAACGGCTGACCGTGCTGGTCGAGGCCTTGGACGCTCGCGATGGTGGTCTTGCCGATCTCAAGGGGCATGAGGATGTCCTCCTGGATGATGATGTCGATGTGGTCGAGCCGCGGGGCCACAATACCATAGATAGCCCGCACGTTGGCAAGGACTTCCTCGACTATGACCGAGAGCGTATGACAGCGCAGGGCAAGCTGGCCAAGCGCGTGCTCGCAGTCGGCGTCGAGCTGGCTGAGCTTGGCATCGATGGTGTGGGACAAGGCGAGGAGTTGCTCGTGGAGGGCTTCATTCTGCATATTACGCCGTCTTTTCCTCCACCACATCCAGTGCCTCCACGTTCAGCATCTCAAGAGCGTCGTCGTGCCAGCAGGAGCCCGTCTTGTACTCCACGCCGATCGAGAGGCCACCAAGCTCTGGCACTGGCGCCTCCATCTCCTGCTTAAGCAGCCTCGCTGTGTGCATCAGGTTCGCCTCTTCCACTTCGCATGTCAAGGAGTCGTGTGTGCTCGCGAGGAGGATGCCTTCCTCTGCCAGTGGACGCAAGCGCAGGAGGACCTCTTTGAGCATGGCCGCAGCCGTGTCGCGTGGCAGGAAGGCGATGGCTGACTTGGCGTCCTCCCCCAAGGCCCAGCGCTTGTACTTCGAGTCCCAGCGGTACACCTCCCAGAAGCTCATCTCATAGCCGAATGGATTGCGCAGCTTGCACTCGCGGGAGGCACGGTCGAGCGTCGCTTTCTGCCAGTCGCGTATCTTGGGGAATAAGTCGAAGTAGAGCGCTTGGAGGCGCTTCGCCTCGGCCTCCGACATCTCGTACATATCCGCCATCAGGCGCGGGCCCATGCCGTAGTTAGTGCCATGCACAGTGTGCTTGGCGTCATCATAGACCTTGCGGTTGGCGTGCTTGATCTCCGCGAACGCCTCGGCTAGACTCTCGTCTCCCCATGCAAGATCGGCCGGCCGTCCAAGGATGTGACTAGCCATGAAGCTGTGAACCCCGAGGCGAGCGAGTCTCTGGTAATCCGAATCTCCAGCAAACCAACCAACGAGGACTGCTTCAATACCGCGCCAATCTGCTTCGAGGATGACTTTACCAGCTCCTGCAGCGACGCACTTACGGAATCCTTGAGCAACATACTCCTCCTGCTTGTCCTGGATCGTCGCCGAGATATTGGGGCGACGCCAAGAAATTCTGAACATACGTCCCCAGAAGCCGGGCGTAGCGTGGATGCGGCCATCGCGTCCGGGCTGCCAGCCTTTCACATACGTCCCCAGCACCTTCGACAGCTGGCGGCACTCGCGCACGATCTGCAGCACGGCTGAGAACTCGACATCGCGGGGCTTGCGACTGGCACGTAGCTTCTTCTGCAGCTTCTTGAGCGTGTCATCGTCGACCGTGCCCTTCTTGGTCTTGCGATTGACGCCGATGCGCTGGCCGTAGTAGCGAATGAGGTCGGCTACCTGGCCTGCCTCGCCGGGGCTACCTGGGTTGAAGGGTTCGACGAGGCAGTAGCGCTTGGCGGCGTAGACCTCGTACTCGCTGATGAGCGCTTCGCCTGTGGCAGCGATCTCTTCTGGCGAGAGGTCCTTGCCGAGCACCTTGAACTCGCGCAGCACGAGCGCTGGCCAGCGCGGGTCATCCGCCTTAGGAGGCTTCTTGTAGCCGTCCTTCTGCTTGGGCCGCTTCAACTCAAGAGGCACGATGCGCTGGAGCTCGGCGTCGCGGGCGTCCCACTTCGCCTGTAGTTCGGCCTCGAACGCGCGCGCGGTCTCTTGCGAATATGGGAGGCCATTCTGGCTCATGCGCGTCAGCACTTCGTAGGTGTCGACTACGTGACGCTCGAACAACGTCCACTGGCCCTTCGAGCGTAGGTCACGCTCGATGCCGTCGCCGTTGCGCTTGAGGGCGAGTGCATCGTAGGCGCTGTAAACCTCGGGTTGGCTGCTTGACAAGTGCTTCCAGGGCTCGCCGGGCCAGCCGTAGAATGGCGACACGAACTCCAGCGACCTGCACTTGAGCTTGGTGGGCAGGTTGGGCTGGAGATGCTTCCACAGCTTCATCCAGTCGTAGACGCGGCCGTTGACGGGGGCACCTGCGGCAGTGAGGCGTGGACAGTCGAAGTCTTCATTCCACACGCCCTTGCGGCCATGGGAGGCGAGCATGCGCGTGGCGATCTCCTTGTAAGGGGAGGCCCACGGGAACGAGACCGCTAAGCCGTCGTAGCACAAGCTGGCACGGATGATGGTGTAGGAGATGTCGCGCTGTGGTGCAGCCTCGTCGTCTTCCTCCGCCAAGTCCTCCTCCTCGATCTCACCGCTCTCTGGCGTCTCGATGTCGAAGTCGAGGCGGTGCGCGTCGGGTACGTACCCCCGCTCGAAGGTGAGCATGTCGTCGAGGCTGGGATGAGGAAGGATGGGCAGCGCCTCGCGCACGAAGCCGTGCTTGGCGATGTCGATGGCACGCTGGATGGCCCACATGAATACGCCCGACAGCCCCTGGAGGCCTTGCATGATCGCACTGGGATGGAAGGTGCCGATGACCCAGGTGCCGTCGTAGGGCCCGTCGAGAATGTACCCTTGCACGTGGGAGATGGTCGTCTTGCCAGCGCCATAGGCAGTGAGCGCGCGTAGGGCTACATTGCCCAGCGCCACGAACACGCGTGGCCGCGCCTCCTCGAACATACGCTGGCGGTGGACGGCACAGTGGGCGACTGCACCAGCCTCCCACGGTGCCCCTTCAAGCCAGTTGCGCGGCGGCCGGCAGTTCACCGTGTTGTGGATGATGAAGTTCGAGCGCTCCAGGCCTGCGCGTTGCAGGAGGCGATTGAGCACGCTGCCGGCTGGTGCGTTGGGCCGGAAGGGCGCACTCTCGCGTGCCTCATGCTCTCCCAGTGCCTCGCCGATCAGCGCCACCTTGTAGTTGCCATTACCTTCCGGTGGCGAGAAGCTCTCGCCTTGGGTGGCGAGCACACATCCCGAGCACTCAGCGGGCTTGAGCATCAGGCGCCCGCTTCCTTGTGTTCAAGCGGGTCGATGCGTTGATGGCAGAGACACTGGCACGCGTGCAACTCACAGTCACAGTTGGGATCAAGCGTCTCGTGGATGCGCTGGTGGTCTCCGTTCCAGCACGTCTTCGAGAGCATCTGGCCGGTGAGCGGGTCGAGGGCGAGTGAGCGCTGCATGATGCAGGTCATCGCACCACCTCCTCTGGCCACAGCCAGCCACCGCGGTCGCGCGGGCTCATGCGCGTGATGTGCGGCACCATGGTGAAGGTCTTGATGCCACGCTCGCCAGGGCGCACTACGATCAGCGATACATGTGGGCAGGCGTGCTCAGAGAAGACCACGTGCACGAGGGCGTCGCGCGTGTGCTCGGCTTCGCGGTAGAGCACGTGGCAGCCTACGATGGGGATGAGGGGATGAGTGAGGGTGGGGACGACGGCGGGCCAGCATTCTCCTTCCACAGCCATGAGAGAGTCTCCCTTGTGGCCGGAGAGCTGGGGCTCCTCAGCCAAGATGTCGTGCAATTTACCTCAATGGGGGAGGATCCTGGGGGAGGAGCCGTCCACCATCCTATAGGCCGCGTTGCCTGTCTGGTCTGGCACGTGTACAGGACATGTTACTTTGGTAACCTCAGCCGTTTGCGTGCTCAGCAGCGTAGCTCTGCTTGCGTGTCGCGATGAAGTGGGCATAGTACTCGTCGCTGCCCACCTTGCAGCCCCACTTGCGCTCGAAGGTGGCTCGGTCGGCGTCCGCCAGCTTGCACAGGCGCTCGTGCTCCTCGCGCGGCGCGTGCCTGATGGTGGCCGATCCCTCGTGCAGGAAGGGGACGTCGATGGCGATCGCGTCGATGCCCAGCGCGTGCATGCGGAGGTGATAGTCGAGGTCGCCCGCCCACGCCCACATGCTCTCGTCGAAGCGGCCGACGCGCTTCCACACCTCGCGGCGGATGAGGAAGCAGCTGAACGACGGGTGCGGCGACTTGCTCGATGGGTTCGCGTGCTCCACTTGGGCAAAGTCGTTCACTGGCACGCCTGTGACGAACGGCCCACCATCTTGCACGAGGAGGCGATAGGTGTCTGTGCGCAACGTCACATCGTTATTCACGATGAGCGCATAGTCGAGGCGCAGGCTGTCGAAGGCCAGCGTAAGCGCCTCATTCCACACACGATGGAGGGATACGGGCTGGAGGTGGGAGATGACCGTGGTACGCAGCGGAAACGAGCGCAGCCACTGTCCGGTGCCGTCGCCTGAGGCGTTGTCGATGGTGTACAGCCAGACATCTCCGATATCTTGCGCGAGGATGCTCTGGACGCACGCCTTCGTCATACTAAGTCCTCTAACTATTGGCATAATCACGAGATTAATATGGCTACCCTCCACTTACTCAATTATGCACCGCAAGAACCTGACTTACTCTGCCATGGCGTATGCCACGCTCCACGAGCTCCTCGATCATGCGACCGTCCGCATCCGCGTAGCTCTCGCCTGTGGCATCAGGGAAGCCGTGGAACCACTCGCGCCGCAGGAGGAAGCTAGTCTTGTCGATGCAGCAACGCTTAGGCGATGCCTCCAGCACCCAGTGGCCACCGGCGCCGCCTGCTATGAGGTCACAGTACACGAGGTCCCAGTGCTTACCCTGGGCGGCTGCCATCATGCGCTCTACGAACCAGGGCACATAGTAAGAGTCGTCTGAGGGAAAGCACAGCCACTCACCACTCGTATTGGCTACGCCGATCTCCGTAGCCTTGTAGAGCGAGTACTTGTGCATGGCACCTTCGATCTGCGCGTCGTCCCCCATCCGGCAGTGGTGGATACGCCTGTCCATAGAGCACAGGTCTATGTTATCGAGGCGGTCGGGCTCGCTGTCGCTGTTGTCGACCACGAGTGCTTCCCACGCGTCCCAGGTCTGCTGCACAAGCGATGAGAGGCAGGTCCGCAATGCCTTGGGGCGGTTGAAGGCGGTGATGACGAAGCTCAGCATGCGCCCCCTAGCCTGCGCCGATGGGCTCGGTACATGTCACGGTGGTCGTAGGGCTCAGGGGAGAAGCCTAGGTGTGCGGTGATCGCGTCGTTGTCTGGCCGTGGGCCCTCGCTCGCGTCGTGTGGATAGCACACGCGGTAGCGTGAGTCGTGGCGGAGGAGGATGCCTGCGTGGCGCAGCGTCTGGCCTACCCAAGTGTCCTCATACGCCAGCTCCACAGGCGCATCCTTCACCGCCTCCATGGCATGCCTGCTTAGCCAGTAGCCTGCGCCGCCTGACGCTTGGGCCCAGCCGTCGCGTGCGAAGGGGAAGCCTACGTAGTCGTGGGCTGCGTAGCCGGATGCGAGAAGGCGTGGGATGTCCACATAGGTGTCCGTGTCCACCTTGAACACGTGGTCGTAGCCTTGCGCGTGCGCCCAACGCATGATCTCCCTGACCTTCAGCGCTAGGTGCTTGAAGTCCCAGGGCACGGGTAGCAGGACCTCGTCTGCCTGTGGAGTGTAGATGATGCGGTGGCTCTCTCCAAGCTTCGAGTGGTAGTGCGGGAGACGCTGGGACCATGCGCTATCGAGCGCCTCGTTCGCTGGCGCAGGCGTGCCGTCGCCCAAGAAGAAGCGACAGTCGATGCCGAGGTCCTGCCGGAGCCATGTAGCGCGTGTGGCGTCGTGGTCGCCGTTGGTGGCGCTCTCGGGCCAGCTGGAGATGGCGAGGAGTGCTCTCATGCGTACCTCTCGCGGATGCGGCGCGTCCACCGGCCGTCACGGTCGTACTGGTGGAGGATGGCGAAGGGTTCAAGCGTACCTGGAGCGCACACTCTACCATTCTCGATGTCGAACACGGGCGCCTCATCCGTGTACATCCCTGTGAAGCGCTCGGGGCCTGAGAGGAACCAGCTGCAGGTGGCAATGAAGCCTTCGCGCATGCGGGGGATGCGCGTGACAGCTGCAAGCGGGGGCTGGCGTAGCAGGTGGTTGACGTAGGCCTGGTCGTAGCCCCACCCGGAAGCGCTCATGGCTAGCTCGCATGTCATCGCGAGCAGCTCGATGACCGCGTGACGTGCGCCTACGATTGTTCCTGCACAGAGGACGGGCTCATCCAAGAGGCGCGTGAGGGCGTCCTGGCCTAGCGTGGTGAGGATCCAGTGCCGGTTGGTGGGCTCGTCCCGGATGCGCAGGCATTCGCTGGCGCCGATGAGCGTATGCGGCGCGAGATGCGCCACGAGCCATGGCACAGGGTCAGCCTGGAACACCAGATCCCGTACATCGCAGTAAAGCACATAGCGGTAGGAGCGCGTGCGCAGGAACTCTAGCACTGGGATGTGGCGGGCGGTACCGTAGTCTTGGGCGACGTCTGCGGTCACCGGCCTGAGCTGCCAGCCGTACGCGCGCAGGCGATCGGTCGCGTCAAGCGTCACGTTCTCGGTGAACATCACCTTCTCCCCACCGTAGCCTGAGCGGTCAACGGAGACCACGAATGGCCTGATCTCCTCCCAGCCGTAGCCCTTGATGGAGCCGATCAGCACGTCGTTCACTTACGGTTACTCCTTCACGGCGAATGTAAGATAGACGCGACGCACGCCGAGGATGCGCTTCCACCAAGGTACGCGCTTGTCGATGTCGTACCAAGTCTTGCCACCGTCATCACTAAATACGCTGCTAAGGCGCGTCGACTGCCACACAGGGTTGCCTCCATGACTATCGGAGTGGTCGATGTACTCCCGCGTCTTCGTAGGGTTTGGGAGCGGATTCAGCAGCTTGTATCGCGCCAGCCTATTGAAGATGGTCAACACGATATCCGCCGACCCTCCGCTGTGCCCTTGGGCGGCGAACGTCTCCATTAGCTCCAACACGGCCTTCCCCGCCATATCTCCGTAGCAATCGCCGTTCGGGTCAAGCAAACCGGCCTCGGCCAGTTCACGCTTTGCATGCTCGATTAGTGTGCTCATCGCCTGCCTCCCACGTAGAAAATCGTCTCTTGGCCGTACTGCGTGGCGCTCGGGAAGGTCTCCTCCTCATGCGCCAGAAACGCGCCATAGTGGGCGACGAACATGTCAGTCAGGTCGTAATGGCGGAAGGAGATATCAGGCACAGCTGGCGTCACGTTCTCATTCCATGCGATCACATGCGTCTCTGGAGAGAAGGGTGTGAAGATGACCAGCGCCACCTTGTCCGCGGAGGCGAGTGCATTCTGGAGGATCAGCCGCCACCTCAGGTCGTGCTCCAGCACGTGGCGTAGGAGGATGCCTTCAACCGCGGACACATACTCGGTGAGATCCGCCACCGCATCCACCTGATCCCATGGCGTGCCGTCGATGAGGCGATAGCCTTGAGGGAAGAAGCGGCGTGCGTAACCGGGGCCACCGCCCCAGTCTTCCACTGGCCCGCCAGCGAGGAAGCGTGCAGCTTTCTCGTAGCTCGTGTCGTCGCCGTAGCGTTCGCCCTGGTGGTGCCATTGTGGGGCGGTCACGCCTTCACCCGCAGGGGCAGCTCTGAGCGGAACGTGTTGTAGGTCACGACATGCGCCTGCTTATGCAAAACGTCATCCGTGCCCCGCGCCTCCAGCCACTTACTTCCCACCTCGCCTTTGCCCCCGCCCGTATGCGTCGCACTCACCCCCACCACCTGCGTACGCATGCCCATCCGATGAGCCATGAGGCACACCCACAGATCAGTGCAGTGCGAGCTGTTGGGATATGCGCCGAGTGGCCAGCCGCCACACCGAACCAGAAGGTCGCGGCGGACGAACACAGCACAACTATCCACCACCGCCACGCGCTTTGAACCGATGAGGCGCTGGCCGTGGGCTTCGGCATCGGTGAGATTCGACCAGACGTCACAACGCGCAAGTTGCGTGTAGCTGTAAGGAATCTTGAATATGTCGTCATGTCCTAGTCCTGTAGCGCCTACGAAGCCTACCACGCCCACGTTTGGCCACTTGAACTCGTCGAGCACGCGTGCTTCCCACCCTTGGTCGTGGATGCTAAGGTCTGAGTGGCAGTAGCCGATGACGTCCGCATGCACTTCCTCATAGCCCCACTGCAGCTTGTAGAGGAAGCCTGCCGCCTCACCTTCTACGAGACTGTAGACGTGTACCGGGAGATCGGTGAGCAACGCTTCCTGCGCGAGTGGCAAGGCCATGGTGGATGGCACCACCAGCTCCATCGTGAGCCCTGGCGTCATGCCATCTCCCCATCGAACTCACGCTTGCACTTAGTGCACCGGAGGGTAACGATGAACACGCCATCGCCATCTGCGTTCGAGTGGGCAAAGATGAAGCGCACCACTTGGAGGTGCAGGCGTCCATGCAAGCACTTAGGCCACTTACTCTGCTTGGTCATGCTTCCCCTCCAGTTCGGCAATGCGGGAGCGCAGCACCGCAACTTCAGCCTGCAAGGATTCCACTTGTTTTCGCAGTTCGGTGACGGCTGACCCGAAGCTATAAAGCTGTCCTTCTACTGAGCCAACGCGTAACTCATAGCGTTTGCCAGCCTCGGAATCGCTACCGATGTAAGTTGTGCTCATTGCGCAACCTCTCATTCTCTTCCTTCAGCGCGGCTATCTCGTGGCGGAGCGGCTCACTCCAAACGATCTCGTACCACTTGGCGATGCACAAAGCGTACTGTTCTGCGAACTCGATTGAGGCCTTCCAGTTCGGGTGCCAGATAATCGGCTTCGTTCCCTGTAGGCGATTGATGATGAAATATTGCTCAGCAGGCATTGGCTTGGCTGCGGACACGGGCTGCTCGGGAGTGGCGGCACTAATCACATCCTTCTCACAAACTGGTGTACATCCCGCCTTCGCACACCACGCATCTTTCTCGTGGACTTCGTTAAAGTTTGGATATGCCGAATTTTCGGGCAACTTCATCCACTGCTTCTTGGCAGACTCCGGCGCTAGCGGCTGCGGAGTGGAGTGCCCCGTACACCAGAAACAAGTTCCTTCAGCGGACAATTCAGCACCGCAGGTCGGACACCGCGTCTCCTGGTTCACTGGGCACGCTCCCACCAATTTCTGATATCTCTTGGTATCCACAGAACGCGAATGAACCAGTACCAAAGCCCGTGCTTAAAGTTAGAGTCTGCATAAGCGTCTGCTGGAGTCCACTCAGGTCCGCCCTTGTAAAGTCTGGGAATGAAGTTCACTCGCCCTCCGCAATTTCCTTCTTGGCTAGTTCTTTTGCCGCTTCCCATGTGTAGACGTAGTGCCGCCAGAAGTCATCGACCTGATTCAGGTGCGGATATTTCTTCAAGCAGGCGCGACAGTACTTCTCGTACATGGGGACCATTTGCTCACAGTTGATACAAACTGAATAGCTCACTCTCCCTCCTTTGCTTGCAGCGCCAGCAGACGCTCAACTCGCTCTTTGAACTTTAGCTGTTCCTGATAGATGCCGTAATCTTCTGCACAGGGTAGATAGTTGATGGCAAATTGCAGCGCCTCCACCAGTTCCCGATCTCCAGCACGCTTCCCGGCTGCGTAGGCGGCTTGCCAGACGATCCATTGCTCTTCAATCCGATCATCGACGTAGCGTCCGCCATAAGGATGCTTTGGCCTAACTTGCCATTCCAAGGGAACAATCTGCCACTTCTCGAACTCCGCCCGCTCCTCACTCATCCCTTTTTCCCTTCAACAGTTCGATAATCTTGTCGAGCCTAGAGCAGACTAGCCATCCTAGGAAGATCAGCAGCGTGCCCAGACATCCCAACTCCCAGCGGACTTCTGCGTCGATCACTTCTCCTCCATGGCATCGAGCTGCGAGCGATACGTGATGCGCTCGCCACAATAGCACCCTGCGCAGTAGACGCGTGCCGCCCAGATCGCACGGCAGAAGCGGCGGTCGCGACGCTCGGTGAGGCTCATACGGATGCCTCCTGGGCGAGGCCATCACGGAACCACTTGCGGAAGCGTGGACCGAGCGCCTGCCAGTCAAGGTGTACCACGTGTGCGCGCCAGTCCTCCTTCTCCTCAAGCATCACCGCCGCACGCAGCACCCAGTCGTCTACGTTGTACACAGGGCGGAGGGCGTTATGGGGACCTTCAAGGCGCCATGCCTTGGGCTGGATGAGTAAGGCGCCTAATCCACAGGTGCTCATGAGACTGGCGCCGGAGGCGTAGTTGCCGTGGAGCACAGGGACGCCGCACGCGAGGCTCTCAAAGGTCGCATAACCGAAGCCCTCGCCTAAGCCGATCGCAAGCGTCAGGTCGCAGTCGCGGTAGCACGCGGCCATCTGCTTGTCGCCCGCTGGTGGCAGCGTGACCTCGACCACGTCTTCTAAGTGGTAGTCCGCGAGCAAGGCTGGGATGCTCCACGCTCTAATGAGCACGTCGACGTGCCACCATGCAGAGAAGGTCGTGCCTTCGGTGGCGAGTATGTCGCGCAGTTTGGCACATACGGCTGCGGCAAGGCCCCAGTCTTTGCGTGCTTGGTTCGTGCCCACGACGCCGATGCGAACGTGACGCGCTACCTCCGCCTTCCGGGGCATACGATACGTACGGTACGGACAGTCCTTGTGATGGGCCCACGGTGGAGCGAAGCAATCGTGCTTGGGATCTACGCCGCAGGTACAGTCTGGCACAGCGACGCCGGCACCCACGGGCAGCGCACCCTCGCGGCGCATACGCTCGACATCGGCCACCGCGGCAGCCGTCGACTCCTTGTGGCTCATGAGCGCCACCGCTACCTCCAAAGGATCTCGTGCAGGGCTCTCCGCTTCGCATGGAGGGTCAGCGGGTGCGACCCGACTTACGACTGGTGCTTCCAGCCCTGCGTCTAGCGCCAGAGGATCACGATCAGCACGATCAGGAGGGTCGCCAGTGCCATCGCCGCCACCCACACGAGCTCCTCGTCGGTCATCGTGCGCCCCCTTGGCCAGAGGAACGTGTGCCGTGTCTGCTAATGTCCCCGGTACGGCACCTACGGGAACCGTGTCGACCACTGGGGTGACAGTGGTGGCAAGGGGCACCTCCTTTCCCTCGGCCAGAGGCTTGAACACGTGCAATTGCATCCCGTGGGGCATCCAAGTCAGGTCACGCTTGGCAGCCTCCACGTGGCCGATCGTGGCACGCACCACCTCCACTGCCCACGGCGAGGTGACAAGGATGCGATCGTAGCCGAGCAGCACCTCTCGGCTGACTGCTGTGAGAGCCCCGCCTGGGCCCTCGTGGTCCTGTGGAAAGTAGCCCCACAGGCCGATGTGGTGACGCAGCCACATGAGGTCAGCGCGCTGGCGCTCATCCGCCACGTGCTCGGGGCGTGCCAGCCACAGCATGCGCGTGAGGTCGAAGATCGTGAGCACGATCCCCGGCGTCTCGCCTGCGAAGTCGCGCCAGCACGCGACGAGGCTCAACTCCCCGTACTCATAGTCGCCACTTGGATAACGTCCTAGGTGGTACTGCTGCCACGGGAAGCACACGCTGCCTGTGCCGAGCAAGCCCAGCGTGGCTACCCTCCACTCCGGCTGGCTGCACATGAGCGAGGCGAGGTCCCGCGTGATGCGTCCGAGGCCACTGGACGTGTCAGGCGCATCCGAGAGCAGCATGAGCGGCACCTGTTGCATGCGCCTATGCCTTGGCCGCGAGCTTATGCGCCGCTTTGGCCTGCTGCGCCCGCCACACCTTCCACCTAGTCTGCTGGGCCTCGCGGATCGCCTGGCGGCCGGCCTTTGACATCTTGGGACGCATGGACACGACCTTGCCGCGGCCCTGGCGTGCCTTGGTCGCGTGCACCGCGTGCTCGGTGCCGTTGAGTGCTGCGAGCGCCCGGTCGCATGCCTCCGCGCGAGCACGTGCCTTGGCACCCTCGTGCTTGAGCTGAGCGATGATCGCGCCGTAGATTGCATGGCTCTGCTTGGCGTTCATTGTGGGATCCTCCGGTCGACGCGGGCGCGGGCCTCGACAGCCTTGCCGCACGTAGGGCACGTCATGCTCTCGGCGGGCTTGCCGTTGCCGTTCGCTGGGAAGTTGCGCGCGCCGTTCACGGTGAACGCGGGCTTGCCTTCCTGTTCGGTCTCGGCATGCTTACAGTAGCCGTCCCACTTGACCACCGCCTTGAACGCTTTGCCTTCGGCGGCCTCGATGGCAGCAGCCTTGTCCTGATTCGTCCGCGCGCTCCGCTCGGGCGCCCCCACGGGATAGACCGCGCGCAGGTGGTCGGTCATCATGCTCACGTTCACGCCCTGGCGCTGGAAGGGCTTGGCGCTCACGCGGTCGAAGTTGAGGGTGCGGCCCTCGAACTCCCCCGACGCGACGGTCTGGGTCATGTTGGCGCTGAGATAGCCCTTGTCGGTGGCGGCGAACTCGGGCTTGCCCTGGATGAAGGTGTAGGTGCCCTCGGGGATTGGCGGTGGGAACCCGGTGGCGTCCGCGTAGGTCGCATCGTCTGCGATCTGGATATCCTCTTCGACTAGCTTCAGGTTGGAAAGGTCCGGTGACATTGCGTGTATCTCCTTGTGCCCTGGTTGGGCGGTTGCATGTATCTACTTATGCTTACGTATAAGTACGTACCACTTGTCCGCGTGCTCAGCAGCTGCACGAGAAGTAAGTCGGGCGCGTCGTGAACTTCTGCCCGGTTACGTTCTCTACATGATCCCAGAACTCAGGCGGGATCTCTCCGCGTGCGTCACGTCCCGAGAAGTGCAAATACTCCCCGTCCATATAACTCGACCCGTAGTCGAGCCCGCCCACCTGAGTTTTGGCGCCAGTAATCACATTCATGACCGTGTCGTAGTCAGGGCAATCGGCGCCGCTGATGAATTCGCGCAACCACTTCTCCGAAGCCGACTTCGATTGGCTTGCTAAACCCGGCTCGTCCGCGAAGGCCGGATGCGTCCATACATGTCGCAGCGAATTGATCTGCCTCGGGTACACCACTAGCCAGAAGCGCTCCCCTGGCATCACAGGTGCCTTCAGGAAGGGGTCGACGATGCCGACCGGGTCCTTTGTCGTGCCATCTACGCCTACGTCCTGTCCGGGGTAGAGCTTCTCCTGCGCCACCGTGGGCTCGACCGCTAAGTGGATTGCATCGCGCTTCTCCCCTTCGCCAATGATCGTGCCCAGCGTCGCCAGCGCATCCGTGTGTACGCTTCTCTTCTCGGCATCCGCCATCTTACTTCTCCTACGCCACTTACGTATAAGTACGTACAATACTAGATATAGCGAGAGGCGGCGACGTCCGCTAGCCCGTCAGCCACCACATCAGCGCTGCGAAGGCGAGCGCCACCACAGCGGCGACGACGATCAGGCGCTCCTCGTGGCTACCGATCACTTCACCACTCCCGTCAACGCAAGCTCCGCCGCTTTCTGCTGCCTCGCCTCGATCTCCTGCACGATGTCCCAGAGCAAGGTCTCCGCACCAAACTTCCCTTTCTTGTCCTTGTCGAAGACGTAGTAGTCGGGGATGCCGTTGAGTGCGCTCGTGGGGATACGCGAGTTGCACAGGTGCAGCACGTCCTTCGTGACCGCATTAAAGGTCTCGTAGAAGCTAGTGAGGTAGACGCGGAACTCGCCGGTGCGACCGTCCGCGCTGGGCCACTTGCTAACGCCTAGGCATGGCCCAAACCAACGTGGTGCGTCGTCAGTCGCAGCGTGCCCCGCGAGCTTCGGCCCGAACACTGGCGTCCTGCGCACGTCATCCTCGCCACGATCCTTGTGCGCCGTCCACAGCACGTAGTCGACGCCGGGGATGTTGCGGCTATAATTCACCGCTTGCTCGATGCGGCGTTGCGCGATGCCATAGGAGGAGCGTGAGGCGCCGGCCACGTCGACCGTACCGTCCTTGAAGCGTACCGCCACGTCCTCACCGATCTTGGTGCCCGAGGCGCTCAGGTCGCTCATCCGCCCCATCAGGCGCGAGCTGAAGCCGGTGAGGCCCTCGTACATGAGCACACCAATCTTCTTTGAGTCGATGCCATTCGCTGGGTTGAACACCTGCCTAGCGCGTATAGGCAGCACCGCCTTACACTTCGCACACGGCACACTCGTCTGCGTCGCCTTCCCTTGGTCGAATGCACGCGTCTGGCAAGCGGCGCATTCGGCTATGTAGCGTACGAGCGTAGGTGCCTGTAGAGGCGAGGTAGGGTCCTCAGGGTTTTCTGGCCAGTACCCTCGGGAGGCATCCAGAATGGTCTCGAAGGGATAAGGTGTGTCACCAATATCCCAGCTATCGAGCGTGCCCGCGATCTTGTGATAGGCGATGGACGCGAAGCCACCGTCCGCGTTGTAGAGGCGTCCACGCTTGCCTGTGGCACGGTGCAGTCCTGTCAGGAAGGTGCCGAGGAGCGACGTCTTCACGTGGCCGGACGGAGCCCATACGCAAATCAGCTGCTTAACCATCAAAAGTCCCCGCCTGCCCCACCACCGCCTGTCGTGCCACCGTCGAAGCCATCGAAGGTATCGGTTGAGGGTGTGTCAGGCGTTGGGTCAGGCGCTGAGAATGCATCCGCCACCACCTCGGCCGCCGCCACGACGCCCAGCATGCCAATGCCCGCGTCATCATCCTCAGGTGGAGGCGTATACACATGTGTCGCGTGCCTGCGATCGTAGACCACGTGAATGCCTTGCCTGCGCCTCTCGATGCCATCCCAGCTCATGTGTCGCCTCCTTTATTCGCCTTGCTCCTCATGCCAACGTCTAATGAACTGCTCGGCATCCGCTTTGGTAGCGAAGGAGCTATGAGTCATCCGATCACGCTGGCCGTCGATCGTAAGTACCCCCTCGACGATGCGGAAACGATTAGCGGTGTAAGCATCGGCTAGTTCTTCGACAATGCGCAAACGATGCATTTGTTGCCTCCTGTTATGCCGCCTTACTCCTCAAGCCGTTGCTCCTCGACCTCGACGATGCAGTCTAACCGACGCAGCATGTTCGCTATGTCAAGAGCTACGCCTGCGTTACCGATCTGCCAGAACTTGCGCCAATGCCCACGCTTGTCCTGCTTACTGAACACGCCGATGTATTCATTCACTACGAGCCTGAGATGGTGAGTCATCTGCGTATCGCTATGCCGCCTTACTCTCGCACTCCGTGCACGTCGTCCACAAGGCGAGTGCATCGTCGCACTGACAGCACATCCTCTCCCTACAACCCGTGCACTCGTGGTAGTGGTTCTGATTCTTGTACCCTGGCGCCACCCACTCGTTGTTGGCCCAGTCCTGCAGCCACGTCGACAGATGCTCCCGATGCCGTACGTAATCCTCTGGTGATGCTGCCATCGTGTCCTCATCTCTCTTGGGGGAGGGCTTTTCAGGCACGACTTACACAACTTATCTCGTGTTACTCACCACCTTCTATCGCATGGTGATCTTTCCTGGGCAAATAGAGCCCACTGCCCTGCATGTCCTCCGCCACATTATGCGTCCAACACGCATCCCACATGGCACACTTACTCGGATAGTGGCACGAGCGCTCGTTCTGCGCGTAGTGCTCGTCTAAGCCAAAGCCTTGATCGGCGGCGATAGTCGCATTCGCCAGCTCGACTTGGCGCGTGATCGCCACGATCTGCTTCACCTTGGCCTCGATCCTTTCAGCCGAACGCATGATCGGTGGCACCGTGATGAACTGGTCCTCCACGACCTCCTCCGGCAGCCAGTTCACCCAGTAATCGACCGCACTTGAGGCGCCTAGTGGGCTCATAGGGAAATGTTCACGCCACACTGCGAAGCGTCCCCATCCCTTACGCTTGGTGTACTCCCACGCGTACTCAAGCTGCCTGAGCGGTGGATCCGCCTCACACTTGTAGCCCCAGATGAGCGGGGAGGAGTCGCGGTAGCCTATGACGGTGCCCACGCTGTCCTTCACTGGCATCCTGCGGCCCTTCACGAGGCCCTCGATGATGACGCCCCCGAACTCATGCCCATGCCGGCGCTCAGCCGCGAGCAGCTCCGTCATCAGCTGCATGTCCACTTCCCAGGTACGCATCCAGCGCTCGTCGGCGGTGCCCACGGTCTTGAAGTTCACTACGAAGAGGCGGTGGTCGTACTTGCGCCTCACCACAGCATCTGCGCGTACCGCCAGCGTGACGTCATCAGAGAGAAGCACACGATCTTCAGCTTCAATTTCCACCACTTCGTATTCCGCTTGCCATTTCGGCCAGCGTACTCTAGCCCACGCAAGTACCAGAGCCTCCACAAGAGCCGATTGCTCCTCAATAACTGCTTGCTCATCGCCTGCCTCCTCGATCGCCAGACCACGCTCCTCGACCTCCGCCAGATAACTTGACCTTGATTTCTGTGCGGCCTCGGATGCATTGCCTGTTGCCAGCAAGTACTCGAGGCCTTTGTGCACGTAGATCCCTGTGGCCAGTGGCAACGCATGCTTCCTGCGCTCCCACCCACGCGTAGCAGCCACAAAGCGTATCTCCGCCTTGCACGCCTCACAGTGCGTGCCTTGAGGTGCCTCGTTCCACTGCTTGCCACAGCTAGTGCACACCCAATGGTCGACGCTGGCGTTCGGTGCCTCGTACTGAAACCATCGCAACCTTGGACACCTTTGCCAAGCAGCTATAGCGCTACGGCTGGTTACGATTCCGCCGCTCACGATCTGCCTCCAAGTGGTGCTTGCGGCAGAGCCATCTTATTTCCAGCGGCTTGCTGTAATCGTCGTGGTGACGAACACCCATCGCATCGCACTGAGCGACCTCGCATACTTGAGCGACGGGATAAGCATGAAGGGCCATCATTCTGGCAAGATGTCGGTCTTTGTGGCGTTCTCGATAGGCCTTGTAATACATCAAGACACGCTCTCGGTTGCGGAGGCGCCATGCCTTTATACGAGCCCGCTTCTTGACGGGGTCCTGTAGGTCGGCATCCGTCCGAAACCTTTCTAAGTAGGCCAGCCACTTTTGTGGGTTGTTGCGACGGAAGCGCTCGCGGCGCTTGCGTGAATCGCATTTGTGGCAGTAAGCCCGAGCTATGATCCGCGTGCGATTGCGGTAGGGTATGCGCACTAGGCCAAAGCAATCGAGGACAGCTAGAAGGCGTTGACATGAAGGGCAGACTTTGGTGACCTTTGACCATGCCTTCAGCTCGGATGTCGTGAACTTTGCTTTCCATGTATCTCTTTGCATCTAGCCAATATAGCGCAATATCACCACTATTTTCAAGCCACCAGCACAGTCGATTGCAACGCTGCCAAGCGGAGATGGCGCTCCTCGACGTGGTGATCATTTCCTGAACACCTGCTCGTCGACCGCCTTCACATGCTCCACCAGCTCCGCGAGCTGTGCCGCGATCTCCCGCAGCAGCACCATGGTCACGTAACTGATATCTAGCTGGGTTGCACTGGCAACGTCTACGATACCTATGACGCGTATCTCGTCGGCAGTCACTGCGTCTCCTTCGCCTGTCGCAGCGCCTGCACATACTCGATCAGCGCCGCCCAGACTTCCGCTTCGAGGTAGATGGTGTTGGTGACGCGGACGCCATCCTCGGTCGTGAGCACGAGCCCGCGGTCGTCGCGGTCTACGTACACGCCATCGCCTATGTAAGCCTTCGTCCCTGTCCGGCTCACTTAGCCTCCTGCGTTTTCGCTGCTTCATTCAGGCAATTCGCACATTCGACATCGTCAAGTACAGCGGTAGCACTCACGCTGATGCCGAACGCACGACCGAGCTGCTCCAGCTTCATTGCATGCAGTAGGCAGCTCGGTACGTCTTTGCCCGGCCAATGTACGATCAACACAGCTGCGGTCACTTAGCCTCCTGTTTGCGCGCCCGCACCAGCCCATCGGTCACCAGCTTGCGTATGACGCCTGAGACGCTCACCGGCACTCCGTAGCGCTCGGTCAGGCGCTCCGCCTCCCGCTCGATCAGGCGCTTGAGTCCCTGCGGGATGCGCATCTGGAACTGAATCATGGCCTCGTCCTCGCGGGCGGTGTAGAGTGCGGCGCTCTCTGCGGAGGCGTCGCCTGCGTTGTCATCTCTTGTCGTGTGGGTGTCTCGTGTCACGCCAGCGACTCTACGCGTCTGTGCCCTACGTTGTCAAGCGGCTAGATATGGTGTGCCACCTTAGCATGCACGCAATAGGTGGTGTAAGTGGCGGAGAGGTGTGCACTTTTGCACAGGCGTGTAAATACTGTGGATAAGGTAGCAAACCTCTTGCCATAACTGTAGAGCTGGGTGTAGGGTGTCGGGCACGAGCGATCGAAAGCAGTTCAGGCTGCGATTCGCGTAGCTTGCACAAGAGGACCGGGTTGGCGGCCTTATCCCGCTAGCCCGGACTCTGCCCTTGATAAGGAAGGGAGCCCCTTGACTGCCCAAACACTCGACCCCAAGACGCTAGAAGCACAAGCCCGCTTCGACGACCTTTGCAATCACCTCCGTAAGTGGTTCTACAACCCAGACATAGAAGCCCTCCGTATCGTCCTCGCCATCGCAGCCTCTCAGTACTACCCAGGCGATCCAGCATGGCTGTTCATCATCGGCCCACCCGCTACCGGTAAGACCAGCCAGAGCATCCAGTCTGTCAGCACAGCTCCCCATGTCTGGCCGATCGGCGACCTGACACCTCAGACGCTCCTCAGCGGCAAGCGCAAGCAGAAGAACGATGGTGAACTGTCTCTTCTCCAGAAGATCGGCTCTGGCACTCTGTTGATCAAGGACTTCACTACCCTCCTCAGCAAGCGCCCCGAGGATCGCATGATCATCGTGGCCCAACTGCGCGAGATCTATGACGGTTTGTTTGTTAAGGATACGGGTGAAACCGGTCGCTTACGCTGGGAAGGCAAGATCACGATCATCGCTGCATGCACGCCGGCCCTTGAGCGCCAATGGGCTGTGCTACGCGATCTCGGTGAGCGCTTCATGACTGTCCGCTGGGGGCGTGACAAAGGCATGGCTTCAGGGCCTATGTCCCTGCGTCAACGCTTGCACGAGAAAGAGATAGGCATCCAGACGGCCGCTTTGGGCAAGGCACTTTTAGCGGATCTCCCGCCGACGCGCCCAACCTTTCCCAAGGCTTATGAAGAGCGCTTATGTGCCCTGGCCGAGATTGTTGCACTTGCCCGCGGCCATGTGGTGCGTGACGGCGTCGGCGACCGCCCCATCATCGATGTGCCCGACGCAGAGGGCACGAGCCGGATTATCAAGTCCTTAGCTGCAGCCGTCGAGGGCCATGCTGCCCTGTTCCACCGTGAAGTGACCAAAGAGGATATGAAGCTAGCCGTCAGGCTGGCTACGGACTCAATCCCACATAAGCGCTTCCAGGTGCTCTCCTGCATTCCCCTGGGGGCCTCAATCAGCCTCGCGCACCTCCACAACATGCACAAGATGGCGGCCACAAGTTTGGAGTGGCACCTGGCCGAGTTGGTCGCCCTCAACCTGCTCGTTGAGAAGAAATCTGGCAAGGGAGTGGACGACGTGGAGTTCGCCCCAGAGTTTGCGGACATTTGGGCCATTGCTTTCCCGTCAACAACTTAGAGTCTCCACATCTATACCAGAGGCACTCGCGCCCACCGCCCTTTATTTTTCTTTTTGTGCTCTCTGGTATAAATGTGGGTAAACTTTAAGCTAACGCCGGGCGCTTGCTGCTAACCCCACAGGCGCATGTGCTCAAGCGGACACTGACAGTCGTAGAGCGTATGCCGGCAGAGCCAACACCACACGCCCTCATGTGTCGCCTGGGCCCGCAGGCGTCGGCTGGGCAGACGCAGGCCATGTTGCCGGCACATCGCTTCCTCCTGGCGTGCCAGCTCTGGAGGCAGGGTGAGGCGTAGGATAGGCCGCCGTGCGCGTCTGGACGGGTGCCAGTGCGCTGCTGACCTCTGGACCACGCTACGCATCGTCCCTGGCCTCCTGGGCCTCCTGCTGGGCCCTAGCCAGCTCCTCAGCGGCGTACGCCTCCTCGGTCCACTCCTCCAAGGCCTCCAGCTCATCTTGGGCCTGCTTGGCGTACCAGTGCTCATGGCACCAGCCATCACGCCATGCGTCCTCATCACACTCCCAGCACAGGAACGTGCTCCACGTCTCGCGGTAGCCCATGCTCTCCACACCAGTCTCGTACTCCACGAGTCTGCCACGCTCGCTTATGGGCTTTGGATCCGGCACCTGAGCATTCGCAACATCGGTCCACCCGCTTAGATCCTCGCGGTCCTCCGCCGACAGCTGCCTCAGCTGCTCGACACGCTCAGCTGCCACATACTGCATCTCTTGGTCATGTGTCATATGCCTATATCCCCTTATTTACTATATACATACGTTAAGTAATGAGGCGTATCAGGCGCGCGAGGCGCCTGTGGCGGATGCGCCAGTCGTGCCTGTGGCGGTGGCGCCTGTGCCTTTGGTAACTAGCCCAACCGCCTCCCCCACCGCTACCCTCACCCGTGGATGCCCATCCCCCGGCCTGCTCCCAGCTTCTGCCAGTGGCGTCCACGCCCGATGGCCGTCCTCTCGACCCTCGTCTGGTACGTGTGGCTCTCCGTAGGCATGTTCGCGCTCATCCTCGCTATCGTGCTCAGCGGACACGAGGACTAGCGCCGCCACAGCTCAACGAGTCCGGCCAGCACCACTAACCCAAACAGGACCAGCGCTGTTGCTTCCCACATGTCTACCTCCGTGTGCTCACCGCTTGATCAGCCCCAGCTCGACCGCCTCCCGATACGTCGGCACCCTCCCCAGCACGCGACTGCAGAACGCCTGTTCCCTCCGCACCTCCGCCATCAGCGCCAGCGTCTCCGCGTCGTACTCCACATGCCCGCAGTCGTTACAGCTCGGCCACGCGCCCTCATCCGCAGGCATCCAGTCGCCTGACCCACACCGCGGACACACGCCCTCCGCGCCACCCCATGGCTCGCTCATCGCGTCACCTCGCTCTCACTTACAGCCACTTACAAGCTCCACTTAGTACCTTATCCGCTGCGGCTCCTCGCCACCGCCGCAGCTATGATCCAGTGCACACGTCTGACACACGCGCACGCCGCACCCCTTACACACGATCACCTCCACCTTGCCCTTGACAGCCGGCATCTCACACATGCCACACTTAGGCGCCGTCACCACGTCCACAATCGCACCCAACGTCTCGAATAAGTCGCCGCGATAGATATCGCCGCCCATACGCTCCATAAGTGCCCCCTCCTGTATCGTGTGCTATCTCAACCCCTGCGCCATCAGCCACGCAAGCACGAATGCTGCTAGGCCCACCACCACAAACATCGCGAACACCTGCCCCGTACGCTCACGCTCCTTATGCTCCTGCCACACGATCCAGCGCAGCGTCTCCACTTGCACCGCCACGCAGTCCCGCTGCCACGTCTTCCGTTCCAGCAAGCGCTCGATTTGTGGCAGATGATTCGCCATGACTTACTCATTTAAGTTGCTCGATTAAACTAGTTTTCGGGACATGGGCCACTATATCCGTGGTAATTGAACATCTCCTCGCCTTCTGGCATCGGTTTTCCGCACAACTTGCAGACGGCGTTTCCAGATGGTCCAGAGTCCGCAGTTTGAACAGCGGAATTGCTTGTGGGTCCTAGTTTTTCGTTTTGCCCAACGATGCCACTGGATGTAACCTTCGGGGCATACTGTGTGCTTACATCGCACTCTTCCTCCTCACGAAGCAACCGATTCTTAATTTCCATATACACGGCTCCTGCCGTTTTGTCGTCATCTTCGCAATCGCTAGCAATAGCCATGCAATCTTTTATGGCTTGCTGCCTGTCCCCTAAAAATCGACTTTCATAGCCAAGATGTGCGGCGTATGCCTCCGCGAACGAATAGCGATCTTGCGGATCTTGATCGGTCCAGAACTCCGCCTCGAACTCCTTTGCGGTCATATCTCCTCCGTGTCGTTGAGAGCCAAGGGGCAAAATTCCTGATAGTTGGCCCGATTGTTCGCCTCTTGCGGGCAGTCTTTCCAGTTGCAATCGCCATCCCTTCCGGCATGACAATGCTTGTGCGATTCGTTCGAACAGCACGCAAAGCAGCGTTCACAAACTGGGCATCCGCTCTGCGTAGTGTGCCCGCATTTCTGCTGGTAGGGTTGTCCCGTAAGTCTGCAATATCTCTGCTCTTCGTCGTATGTCCACGTAGACATGCTTCGTCGCTGGAGTTCTACAACGAATTGTGCATCTAGTTGCTCAGCATTGCGCCGTGCTCGCTCTAGATCGTTCATTGCGCCACCTTCTGGCCCATAACGCGGACCTCGGCATTGTGGCCCCTTGCACGGAGATTGGCAGCAATGGCGAACGCCTCAGACTTATCCAGTGTGCTCGTATGCCAGTACTGATCCCGGTAAACTTGGTAGTAGGTTCGCATTTTTGATCCCTCCAAACTCAATTAATCTCGCTCATCAAACCAGTTCCCAGCCCAACCCACCAGCACCGCGCCAACGCCCTCCCCATTCCAGGCGCGGACGCGATGCTCGGAGGTTCAGACGTGCGAGGCTTGAGTTCCCCCCGAAACTTGTGCGTCGGCCGCTTGCATGAGTTCGCTGTAATCCTTGGCTTCAACCAGCGCACGCCACTCCGGCGTGATGAACTCACGGATGATCCAGCCAATAAGATTGCCCTCTGCCGCCGTCTTACGATAGGTGATGAACGTCAGTGCAGACGGCATCTCCCGCAGCTCCGATCCGCGCAGCACATTCCCGCATAGAATCAGCTTGGCTGCATCCTGAGCGCTAAACCCTCGCACCGTTCGCGTGTGCCTATGCTGCTTCTCGTTGTGCGTCTCTTCAGCTAGCAGCTTGTTAAGATCATCCGACCACGAGATATTCTCTGCGTAGTCGCGCAAGCAAAGCCGCTCATCCATCGACGCGTTGTTCTGATACGTTTCGTTGATGATGTCGCGCAACCCGCGCCACATCTTGTCGATATGCTCATGTGTTCTCATTGCAGTCTCCTCGCACGCTGTAGTAACTTCCCCAGCCCGCCAACTCCCGGAGCGGACGGGCTAGGCAGGCTACTTATGCCAGCAAGTCACTCGGACAATGCAGCATATTAGCTGCGTGATACCACGAGCCCGCGCGGACAGCCTGCAGTACGTCGCCGAGACTAGCAGCGGTATAACTGTGACGGCGTAAGTAATCCAAGCGCTCCGACGCGCTGTAGCACTCCCTCCATATCTGCTCGCACTCTTCGTCCTCACGGCGGCTGAAGTCTTCCTCATCCAACACAGGGTAGTCATTCGCCCGGTCGCACAGTTCCCTTGCCTTAGTGAGCGCTGTCTGATTCGTGCTGTGAATAGCTATCCACTCGACCCAGCCCACAGCCCAGTGACCCTCGCGGACCACCTGTACGGTAGTCTCATCTTCAAAGTCGCCTGCTAAGGCAAGCAGAGCCTTGGACGCCACAGCAAAGTTGCTAGCCTCCAGTACGTCAGAGTCCCGCGACTGCCCGAACCCAGCGCCGTACCATCCTTCCCACGTCGCACCCATGTAACACTCAGGATGCGTCCATTCCTTCACTATGTGTGTCATCTCGCACCCCCGTGCGCCTGTCCCATCGTCACGAGCACAAACGCCAACTCCGCCAGCACCAATATCGTAAGTGTCATCATCGCGTCACCTCCACATGCCGCCAGCACCACGCAACCACGGCGCCGGCCATCATCGTCGCCCCAGTTGCATACCCTGCCAGAAAGACCACCATCCACACGGCCTCATGGTTAGCCATTGGACACCTCCGCGTTCGCAGCTGGCAGCAACTTCGCCATGTTCGCAGGGTTGAGGTAGACATGCGCCGTAGCAGGCTTCCCACAGAACGTTCCCGCCTCTACCAGCGCGAAACCTTCTGGCAGCACCTTCAAGCTCACATTCCCCACATGATCGACCTTCAGCACTTCACTCTCTTGATTCGCCATTCCCCGCGCGGCCACTTCGAAGAACGGATGCGTCCGTGTAGGCAGTGGCTTCCGTACCATCGTCGCGAGTTCAACCAGCGCGAACTCACTCCGTGACCCGCCATCCCAATAGCTGTTTATGTTGACGCAACCAGGGAACGCCGCAATCGACGCCCGCAGTTTGCGATAGGAAGGAAACGCCGCTAGGACAAGCCGCTTCACTTCTGGCGCCTGTCTAAGCTCTATCGACTGGTACATGTTGCTCACCTCGCACGATGAGATTGAACTTCGTACCACGCCAAGCGCTGGCCAGACGCGGTACGCTGGTCACTCCCCGACTACTGTCGACAGTTCACGCATCAAGGGAACTGAAACCACCAGCTGGAAGCGCTCATCCTTGAGTTCCTGTACGTGCTCAGCATCCCAGCCAACCCAACCCAAGCGATATGCCAAGAGCCAGCCCTCAATCTCGTTCAACCTGCTTTGTGCGGTCTGCATGGAATCCTCCGTCGAGACACCGCGAGCATACGCCATCGCCAGTACGTTGTCAATACCCTGTCTAACTTTATTTGTGCCAATCCTGTGCAAAACGAGCTGGCCACCTGGTCACTTGACAGGGAACACTTACGGGGAATATCGTCTGGCCGTCCTGAAGGTTTTAAGCAGGCGCCAGAGGCATGTCGACTCAACCACTTGAGGACATCTTCGCTACCCCTCCAGCAGATGATTGGACGTGGAGCTATCCTTCAGGCTCGCAAACCTGGAGGTGCTACCATTGCGGCAGATGGCAGCGTACTTATGTGCGTAGCGGGTCTAACCTTATGGATTGCACGTTTGAGGATTGCCGGCGTCAGTCTGAGCTTGAGTCTCGTGTGCGACCAGCCGGCCGTGGACGCCTAGCACGGCGTGAGCGTGAGTTGCGGCGCGGCCTTGCGCTACGTTAGCTCCCAGCTATTGTCCATTCGCCTTAGTTCTCACCCCCTCCACCTAGACCACCCCACACCTCGCGTCCCCACTCCAGTTACTAACATTACCTAAGTCACTGTTACTCACATTTATTAGTCGGGTGTCGCCCGGATTGTCCAGGGGTGCCGGCAGGGGAGGGGGACATGTGGATGCACTTCATTGTGCTCAGAAAATAATCGGCGGAACTAAAAATAAGCGTCAACCGTATTCTTGTGGCTAGACATATGATATCGTATGCCGCATGGTTAAGCCGTCCGCTCGACGTAAAGAGGCTATTCAGCTACGGAGACAAGGCCTTTCTTACCGGCTGGTTGCCCAGGCAATGGGGATCACAAGACAGGCTGCCCAACAGCTAGTTCAAGTTCACCCTGCGGCTCGGACACTCATCAAGGCGCGAGCCAAGGGATGCTGCGAAGATTGTGGCAAGCCCGAGGAGCATGGGCATCTGCATCATGTTGAAGCCTTTAAGCAGGAGGGCAACTACAATGACCTCAGTAATTTAGCCTACCTTTGCAACCGTTGTCATCAGCACCGACATCCCCGGCCGAAGAAGCCTCGGATACGAGTGCCCAAAGTACCGATCCCGTATGAGCAACGTAAACGGGGATTCACTGGCTGCCGTCGTTGGGAACTCGGACTGC